TCCCTGAGCGCTGTAGAGGCTGTCCTTTACGAGGCATGGTCAACAGTCCGATAGCCGGAGCTAGAAAGGTTTCCAAATCGGACCCTTTAGATATAAATGCCCTGTTTGCTTCAAACTCAGGGTATTACGAAACTGAGGAGACCGACACTACAATTCGCGTAGGGAGCTATGAAATACTGAGACCGCCAGCGCCGTTCTTCTTCAAGGACAACGGCATCTACACTACGATTGGCGAGAACATTAAGCGGATATTTGACTTTGCGGTAATGCCACTTAGCCGGTCCAAAGACGAATACACCGGCCAAGAAATGGTGGAGATAGTAGCGGCGTTTCCTAAAGACGAACCGCGTGTTATACGTATGCCCATGAGTCTGACAGCGGACGACAGAAAGATGGGTACGTTTCTTGCAGATTATGGTGTGATACCAGATCGCGGTATGGCTCCACACTTCTACAGGTACATAGTCGCGCATATCAGGATGCTACAGAACGCCAAGGCAGCTACCCGTCAATATTCTCAATTAGGCTGGCGCTTTCCTAACGTTAACGATATCCGTGATTGCGAGTTCGTACTTGGAGACGTGGTGTATTCTCGGGGCAGGTGGTTGCAGAACACAAGCATAAGCCCGTCGCTTATACCGTCGAAGCCGTCCGCATGTGCAGCAGGGACTATAGAAGCATGGAGGAATGCGTTCAATATCTTGAACGATATCAACGACGCAGAACCTTTGATAGTCGGCGCGCTTATGGGTTTCGCTGCCCCACTTATTGAGTTCACTCCGTACAGCGGGGTGCTTGTCAACTTGTATGGCGGGTCGGGGCGAGGCAAGTCTACCGCCCAAAGGTTTGCGACAAGTATATGGGGCGTACCCAACGAGCGCATGATTCTTACGCAAGACAATAGAATACCTATGCTTAACAGATTAGGTTCGATGAAGAACCTGCCTGTTACTTTCGACGAGCTTACAGAAATGGAGCCAGAAGCTCTTGGCACTCTGCTATACGAGATATCTGGCGGGCGAGGTAAAGAGCGAGCCAACATCCAAGGCGTTACGAAGGTCAACGAAGCTACGTGGAAAACCATAGTTCTTGGCAGCTCAAACACGTCTATATACAGCAAGATAGCCAGATTGCGAACTGGTAACAATGGGCAGGCGTATCGGGTTTTAGAGTTTGAGGTATCGCCAGCAGCGCCGGAGTACGCAGTTGCTATAGATGCAGCTAAAGCCATACTAGATTCTAACTACGGGTATGCTGGCCGGATGTACGCCGAGCGTATAGCCAACGAGGTTGTTGCCATAAAGAATCGACTCACTGACGAAATCCCTAAACTTATGGTAGGGCTTAAAGCCCAGCCAGCGGAACGGTTTTGGGTGGCCGCTATTGCCGCTTTCAAGGTCGGGGCGGGTATAGCTAAAGACATGGGTTTGCACGACTACCCGGTTGATAGGCTAGTGCACTGGCTATTCAGAGCAGCTAAGGAGGCGCGATCCGGAGTTGCTGAATCTTACGGCAACGCTCTCGATGCCATCGGAAACTTCCTGCTAGAGAACATCAGCAGTAGCATACGTGACGATGGTAAGAGTCTTATCGTACTGCCGGCCAACGTACGAACCATAGGTGTTAGGTACTACGGTGATTCAAAGAAAGTTGCCGAGGTTGCCGTAGCTAAGAAAGTCTTACTAGACTACTGCCGCAAGTCAAGAATAGAGTACGCATGGTTGATGTCGAACTTACGTTCTTCTGGCTGTTTGATTGGATCGCGTAGAGTCAATCTTATGGAACGCACAGGGATGCCAGATATTGAAGTGGATTGTTTCATGCTAGATATGAAGTCTCTTGGTGATATGAACTTTCATGTGATAGAAGCTGCACATGCGAGTACTGCCAACAAAACGTCGCCTTACATAAATTGAGGTCAACATGGACAGGCTCATAGCTTTTCGTGTAACTATAGCTCCAGATTTTATAAGCGCTTTCGGCGGTAAAGATAGCCCAATGATTCTTCTGATACGCGCTACCGATTTTATATACGAGCACGAAAGCAGTCCCGTACCGATGGTGACTTTTCAAGTCGAATACCTTACCGAGTCAGAAGATGGCGAAGCGCCGGATTTAGACTACGTAACTGTAGCGTCTATACCTACTCGGGCGGTGGCGCTAATAGAGCGGACGTATGTTCTCGGGGACGTAGAGACTTACTATAATAGTGTAGTAGAGAAAACACTCAGATAGGCAAAGCCATGATACCTTACAGCTTTAAACCCACTCTTGCAGTTAACTACGAAAAAGTAAAGTCTCAGCCGCAGACTAGATTCTGTAGCGAAAAAATAGACGGCGTTCGCGTTATATTTTTTGACGGAGTTGCATACAGTCGCGCTCTTAAACCTTTACCTAACACTAAGCTCCAGCAGTTTGCTGCGGCCAACAAACGCGTAGTAGACGGCCTTGACGGAGAATTTGTTGTTGGCGATCTGTATGATCCAAGGCTTCTACAGAAAAGTGTGTCGGCAGCTATGTCGGTTTATGACACTAGCGATTTTTTTATACACGTCTTTGATCGATACGAAGTCCATTCGACGTGGTTTGAACGGTACTGTGCAATATCTACTATGCGCTTGCCGTCGTGCATGAACGTGCTTCCGCACTACGAAATGACGGAAGACTTTGATTTGGAGAGCTTCGAGAAACGCATTCTAGACTTAGGCGGTGAAGGGGTAATGATCCGCAATGCTGCGGCACGCTACAAATGTGGACGTAGCGGCGTGATTAACCCCGAGTTGCAGAAGGTTAAGCGTTTTGTTGACGAAGAGTTTACAGTAGTAAACTACGCTGCACTTGAGCGTAACGATAACGAGCCCACAGTAAACGAGCTGGGGTACACTTCACGTAGTAGCAGCAAAGAAGGCAAGGTATCGCAGGAACTTTTAGGTAGTCTGGAGCTAGCGCTCCCTGACGGGCGTACATTTTGGGTAGGTTCTGGATTCACCGAAGAGCAGCGTGGGTTCTACTGGCCTGTTGCTAAAACCCTTGTCGGGCAGCGCGCTACTGTTAAGTACTTCAAAAAATCTGCTGACGGCGTACCGCTGCTTCCTTCATTTAGGACTATAAGAGGTGTGACATGATCGAGTTATGGTGTTGTGTATCAATTTCTGTGCTGGTTTTTTGTTTGGTTTCTTTTTAATCTCGTTTGTGGGCAGCTTGAGAAAGCGACGCTAAGACAGGAAAGCTAGAGCTATACTAGCTGCTCGTGTAAGTTCGGTAGAGAATTGAATCAAAAACTACTTAAAGGAGAATAGATATGCCGAAGTATACTTTGAACTGCGTAGTCACGGTTAGCGCGTATACGATAGTAGAAGCCGACACGTTAGAGGACGCAATCGAGCAGGCGGGCGAACGTACCGTTGAACTTGGATTCGACGGCAGCGGAAATGATCCAGAAAACGTTTGGTGCATTGAAGAAGCGGATGGGATACCAGAAGACATTACAGGCTACGAAGAGTGAGTATAGGCTGGCAGCACGGTTTCTAACGGAGAATCGATTCTAGCTATGTCAACTAACAATGCTAAATTCGGCACCGCCACCGAAGCTGGCGACCGAAGACGAAACAAAAAGCCCAGTAACTACCGACAGGCTCTACTTAAAGTAGATGGCCGTGCTATGACCTTAGAAGAAGTCGAAGCGGCTGTAGGCGTTGAAGTGTCGCTCACTAAACTTCGCGCTCTAGGAGGAAAGCGGCCTTTGACTCTTGAGAGGATACGAAATGCATACCTCGTTTCTAGTGACTGATGCAGAGAATGCGGCCATACGCGCTAAATACGAAGCAGCAGGTTACGAAGTAACTCACATAGAAAAAGTGCTTTGCGACTGGAAGTTCACACCGTCATTAGGTGCTTACTAGAAGACGCGTACGGCAACGTTAAAGTTGTTCTGTTTTGCGCGACAACACTTTAGTTAAGTAGCGCGTCTGCTTGCCGCATAAGCCTAGTACGGCTACTGCGGTACTGGTTAGTCAGGGCGACCATTCTGCTTCGCTTTACTTCATCAGACATAAGTCTGTTGTCGCGTATGGCGTTAGCGTCTGCGTTGAAATCGCGGTTCAACTTATCAATCTGCGAATCTAAGTTGGCTAGCCTACGTACAGACTCCGGCAGTTGGTTTGCAGTACCGGCTATCTCCGCCTGCTTAAGCTGGAAACTAAACTTATTCAACTCCCTACGTAAAGCGTTGAACTCCACGTTATCTGAGAACTGCATATCCCGCACTGTCACTACATTTGTGACAGTCTGACTTAACGAAGCTAGGTCCGCACCGACACCGCCCACGCGCGGCTCTGAAAAGTTTTCCACATCGCCAACCATCTGCTGGTTGCGAGCATCTTCCTTCATTACAGAAGTTATGCTACGGCCTACACCGCCCAACCAAGAGTCTACGCCGAACTGAAAAACTTCTGGCGGTACATCAAGGCCAGTGCTGTCGTACAAGCCTTCGCTCATAGATGTGAAGAACTCGGGAGTGCCTAACTTGGGCGACGAAAACCACGGAACGCCAGCGTCTTTATACTGGTTGTAAATACTACCGACGCCGAATCGCGGGCGATTAGCGGCTATGCCTATAGCTGTATCAGTGAGCGGATTAAACCCAGCCGCGCCCAACAACTGCGACTTTATGAAGTCGTTAGCGTCTGCTTGCGCTGGTATGGTATACGGCTGGATAGGCGTAGTGTTTTTCTGGACATGGGTGGCTAGCTGATACGCCGCATCTTCAGGCGTTATGTAGCCTTGCATTGCCATATACCCGACAACTCCTATAGCCGGCAATAGTTGGGGCATTCCGTAACCTAACGGAATCTTATACGGCTCTCCATCTGCCGACTTTATAGGCAGTATCATGTTCATCATGGCAGTCTCGGCCTGAACCTTGCTCAGGAGAGGCTCGTCGTCGTCGTCATCATCACCCAGCGCGCCGTCCAGTAATGCCATCCAGAGGAAGCCCATGGTAGCTCCCCAGCCTAGCAGAGCGATAGCTTTCTGCTGATTGAACGTACCGTCGGGATTCCTAGTGACTGTATAGAGCCTATCTGCGCCGGTCATGGCAGCACGCCAGAATGGAACAAGCGAAGCGAAGTTCGCCGCTTCAGTACCAGACTGAGTAAAGTTCTGTAAGTTGCGAGAATACGTAGCAGCTTCCTGATCCCCGAGGTCTTTGCGAAGAGTATTAAATACTGCTATACGGGCGCCGTATTCTGCCATAGTGCCCATTGAGTCTAGCACCTTGACACCTAAATCGCCAAGGTTGCCAAGTCCTCTAACCAGTTTGTTAGACTTTAGCCTAGCAAGCCTTGGGTTAGTGTTAAGTTCTTCAGCGAACGACGACATCACTCCGTAGAAGTCTGCAAACTGCGACGCTCCGCCTGCGTCTTCAAACGCAACTATATCTTGTGCGGCCTTATCACCTTTGGCTGCAAACTCTCGCATCTTCTGCGGACTAGCAAATGCCCCTTCTAGCGCAAGGTTAACGTATCGGAAGTACCCGCCGCTAGACACGTAGTTGCCTATAAATTCTACTGACTTGCCCATACCGTGGTCTATGGCAAGCATAGTAGGCGCGTAGTTAAAGTCACGGAGTGCTTGCGTAACCAGCATGAAAACCGGGTAAGCCCATGTTTGTGCGCGCGAGTACCACCGTGTTACCGGAGCCATGTACCTGAGCAGATACTCATTCGGCGGGCGGTATTGCGTATTGATGAACGCTTGCGTCAGCGAATCGTTTTCCCCCATGTCGAAGATTATCGCCGTGCCGTCGTCTCTACGCCACAGCATCTTAAACTTATTCTTTTCTTTGTAGAGCGTCTGCCCCATAGGGAAGTCTGCGCTTGTCTCACGCTCTGTTATCCCCAGCTTAAGCTCCCCCGCCAGCCCGATCATTTGAGGCCCGAGCTGGTTCATCATCTGCGCAAACTGCATTTGCTTTACTGACCTAGCAAACTCGCGTTCTAGGTTGAGCAGCGGATTCTCAGGCGGCGTTGTACGCCCTTGCATGGGAATAACCGTACCCGTTGTAGGTAACGTTTCGTCCGAAGCTGGTTCATCAGTTGCACTCTTGATGTCGCGGCTCGCGCGCAGCGGGACCCACCATTCAAAGTTATACGAATCGAACCGGCGCATTTGCTCCGGCGATATGTTAGAAGCGTATATGTTTGATTTTATTTGATCGGCAACCGCTTTAAGCGCAGGCTTAAGCGGCGCTATATCTTGCATAGTGATGCCCATTTCCTTAGACAGGGAATCGAACACCACCTGTAAGTCAGCCGACCCTGCACCGGAGTAGTTCTCACCTCTCCAATTAGCTTCAGTTGCGTGTTCATCAGCTATAGCAAATAACTGACTGCGAAACTCTTCCGCAGTCATAGCGCCTTCTTTTTCGTAGGCTTCTATAAGCAAGTCTCTAAGTTGCGAACCTTCAACAGTCAAGTTAGTGTTTCGCGCAGACAGCATAGCATTGCGCTCTATACCGTGCAGCGCCCAAATCATACTGCCAAGAAAATCTACAAACTGTTTGTTGTCTTTTAGTTTGCTTTTGCCGTGTAGATCGTGTATAATTTCTTCTACAGGACGCAGTACTTGTTCGCTTTGCACAGCGACAGTACCGGCAATTTTAGCTTTAAAATCCCCAAACGTGTTTTCAAACCGCGTCTTAAAGCCGAGCGAAACCATCACCTCGTCTACCTTGCGCGCAGGTAGAAACTCAGCGGCGGTCTTTTCCCAAAACTTCCGCAGTCCGGAAACGTTTTCTCTACTGAACTCGTTAGGCTGTTGCGGGTTTCGTATTTGTTTTAGTATTTGCTCAGCTCTATTTTTAGGCTGTTCGATCTCGTCAGTATCTACGCTTAAGTAGCTAATGTTTTTGTTATTGGCATCCCACGTGCCTCTCTTGTCCACAACTTTCGAGTCGCCGAACCAAGCGCGAAACTCAGGCGAGTTAGTCTGCTCTTCAGACAGTGCGCCTTCTTGGGTTGGCGTGTTGGGTCCGAATAAAAACGTCTTTGCTGTTACGCTGTTTGCCGTCTCATCTACAGACATGTCGAGCAAAGAGTCCGCCGTACGTAGCAGTTCTTCCAGTGCGCTCTTATATGAGCGCCCAAGCCCGAAAATACTCGCGACGATTTCTACAAACCGATCCCACAGAGTTTTTTCTCCGAGGTTTATATCGGCTAAGAAAACCTGCATTTCTCTATCGGTTAAGCCCCAAGCCAGTACCTCGTCTGGAGTTCTCAGGGCGTTTATAGACCTATTGTATATGTTCTTTTCAAAGTCAGTGAGGGTCCCAGCTTTTACTCTGCCGTTGAAATATTTTACTACTTCATTACGTAGGTCATTAAGTGCCTTAACTGCTGGCGAGTCTTTATTAAAAAATATATCTAAGGCGGTTGCCGCATGAAGTAGTTCATGGAGCACAGTCTGATAGCGCATACCGGAAGGGTACCCGCTCTGGTTTTCAATAACGGCAGCCCCATTGAGCGTCAGAGTTAGTACTGGCGCTTTGCTTTTTGAAACTGCCCAGTGGAGTAAGCCCCTCGCACTATACATTTTAACCAGACGCCGTTCGCCCGATTGAAGGTCGAACACAAACTCGACACCGCGTTTTTGCATGGCATCGAGCTTGTTTTGTACCTTAGTAGCTATCTCTTTAACGTACTCGTTAGGCGCGTTATCCACCGCCCACTGGGCTAACTCGGCAAAAGTCTTGCCGGTAAGCTCGCGTTCTATACGCTGCTCTTCGGGGTCGATAGACCAACCGCCCCCTTCTGCGGCGGCTTGAAGTGTGTTGCTAGAATCACTCCCGTCGCTAGGGCGCAAGCTATTCTCACCCTCCTGCGCGGGGAGAGCTTCAGTTAAAGCTGCTTCTACTTGAGCTTCGCTGATTCCGTTCTTTACAGCAGCTTGCTTTATAGCTTCTACCCTAAGCCGAGCATAGGCTGGCTTGTTTTTAAGCAGCGCAAACTTCACTTTCGCAGAAAAAGCGTTTTTCTTAGCCTCTATATCTGTGAGCTTAGCTGCTTTATCCACCCACTTGTCGATACCAGCAGAAGTCAAATCGATAGCTTTAGGTAGCATAGCGTTCACTTGCCTAAAGTAGTCTGCCGCTACGTCAGGAGCTATGTCTGTTTCGGCGGGTGGCGCACTAGGCGTTGTCGCCGCAGTTTCGCGCGCAGGTTCCACAGGCGTAGCGGGAGCCGGGGCGGGAGCCGGGGCGGGAGCCGGGGCGGGAGCCGGGGCGGGAGCCGGGGCGGGAGCCGGGGCGGGCCGGGCTTGCGTAGGCGCGGCAGTGCGAAGAACGTCAGCCCTAGCTTGGGCTGTTTGTGTTTTTGCGGACTCAAAAGCGTTGACTATATCAAGCAACTGGGTAGCAAGCCCGCCTTGCGTTTTAGCTAGATTGTTTTGCGGTACGCCAAGAGCTGCGCCGACAAAGGCTACTTCTTCTGGAGTTACCAGATCAGGCTCTTTTGCAAGATTCTTAGCCGCATTAGCGACTCTTTCTGTCAACTCGTTTTGGGCTACTGCTCCAAGTATAGCTGGCCTAACGGCAGTCGGTCTTTTTTCGTACGCTCGCAGCAGTAATGCTTCCGCACTTAAAGAAGGCGAAGCAAGTCCGTACTTACGCAAGTTAAGGTCGTTAATCAAATTTATGGTTTCATTAAGCCCTGCTATTGTTTGCTGTAACTCAGACTCAACTTGCTTACGCGGGTCTGCCTTAGACGCTTTAAAAGCCAAAGGATTGCCTGTACCCGCAACCGTAGTAGGCGATACATTAACAAGCCGAGTAGCAAGAACGTCAGAAAGCTCTTCTATTGTACGAACTCTCTGCGTTGGCGTATTTACGTCTGTCTCTTCGCCTGAAGTTTGATCCGAAGGAGCGGCGGCTGGCGCTATAGATTCAGCACCGCTCGGGGCCGTAGCATCCACGGCAGCACTGTCAGAAGGCGGCTGTACTGTGGCATTCCCAGTAGGAGCAGTAGGCTGCGCAGGAGGTTGTGTAGTAGGCGAGGTTTGCTGAACTGCTTCAGGCTGCGCCATAATCCCTCGGATGCCACCAGCGCCAGCACCCACTGTGCCGCCAGCCAGAGCGCCCACCAGCGCATTGAAACCGGGACGCACCTCCGCAGCCTGCTGGTCGAAGCCGCCTGCCAGTAATGCGTTCTGCGTGGCCTGAGCCTGACCGAACTCAGCCGGACCTTCCTGTGCCGCTTCGAGCGGCGCGGTAATTGCTGCTCCTTTCACGCCACGGGCAAGGGCATTCCCTCCCATCACCATTCGGTTAACATCCATCACTTTTTCAGCAATGGGGACTGCTCCGAGTACTCCGGCGCCTATTGCCAGCGGATCGGTGGTTGCGGCGCGTGCTACAGTAGTGGCTTGTTCAGGAGTAGCACCTTCTGCGATAGCTCGCTCGTAGGCTTCAATACCAGCCTGTCCGGGAATTGACGCGCCTTCAAGAACTGCGGCCCCGGTACCAGCGCGGTTTGATATAGCTTGTCCAACTGAACCTAATGCTTTTACGCGACCAAGAACTTTTAAAGCAAGCGCTGGGCCTACGAAACCTGCGCCCATGCCGGCAAGTTCTGACAATACGATAGGGTCAGAAATCAACGTAGCAGCGGCTGTTCCGTAGTTACCAGCATCATACTCTTGAAGGGCTTTTTGCCACGTAGCATCACGCGCTGCTTTTTCTGCCGGATCGCGGTATTGAAATAACTGCTCTCCAAACTTGTCCACCGCTGCGCCGGCAGACGGCGACACAAGGCCGGCTATACCGCCAACAGTAGATACGCCAGCTTGCCCTGCGCTACGCAAGACATTAACGCCCATATCAATAAGGCCAAAATCGTCTCGTGCGGCTTGGTTCTGCGCTTCCGGAGTTTGCTCTGGTGCTTGCATACTAGGACTGCCAAGGACAGCCTGCGCAGCGTTGTTGCGACCGAAGGCATACCACTCCGACATAGCACGATTAGTGATGTCAGCTTGCGTGGTATTGTAAAACTGCGCTAGCGTACCAGAGCTTACGTCTCGAAGATACTCCCCGAACAGAGTATCAAACTCCGGGCTTTGGACAAACAACTGTACCGACGCTGGGTCTTGAAAGCCCTGTAGCTTAAGCCGCTGTTTAGCAAAATCCGTAAATGAAGTTAATTGCGGCGGCTGTGCAGGAGGCGCAGCTTGAGGCTGCAACTCAGGGTACAAAGACAGCGGGTCAACCGGAGGCCGAATCATTAGACAGTATCCACAAGATCACGTAAGAATTGACGTACTTGCGCTTTATCGATTTGCATTAGCTCAGTACGCGGGCTGTACTCCATCGGGTTGTATGCTACATAAGTAGCCCCCTCCGGGTCAAGAACAACGCCCATCCGGTCAAGTCCGTACTTCGCTATGGCTGACGGTTCTTTGTAACGCGGTTTTTTAGGGTCGTTTGTGACCTCATACCGCAAGACTAGTTCATCGTCAGCAAGGGCCTCTTGCGTCGCTTGTTCGTAAAACTCTTTCTGCTCTCGCGCGTTTTCTGTGAGAGTGTCATTTCCGTACAGCTTTACATAGTCCATAAATAACTCACTGATACATAGCAAGAGCTGCGCGAACTTTAGGTATGTAGTTTCTAGTTTCTTCGTTCAAAAGCTCTGGCATAAGCCTACCGTTATTGCTTTGCAGATGCCGCATAGTAGCAGCCGGACCCATGTTATACGCCGCTAGAGCAGTATCTAAGTCGCCGCCGAACTTTTGCAGCATGGCATTTAAGTACGCCATTCCGTACTCTTGGTTTATGACGGGATCACGTAGAAGAGCAGTTGCTGTTGCCATATCCCGAGACGGAACTTGTACTCCAAGGCTTTCTGCAAAAGTGAATATGTCGGGTAGCTGATACCCTGGGTCCATAGCCGTGCTAGGCAATATCTGCATCATACCTACTGCGCCTTTCTGACTCACCGCATTCGGGTTTCCGGCGCTTTCGACTTTAGTTATAGCTTGCCTAAGCATTTCAGGAGTGAAGTTTTCTATAGAAGCGTTAGGCTGAATTTTAAACGCACTTACATCATCCATAGTTAACTCTGGCCCACGCGGTTGGCCCACAGCGCTGCTAAGTCTGGCCATGTCAGCATTTGTGGCTGGCGTCACAGGTGCCGCAGGTGCCGCAGGTGCCGGCATAGAGCCAGCGCTGTTACCAAGCATAGATTGCATCAAACTAGGTATTCCGGCACTGCCGGAAGCCGCCGAGTTAATGCGTGCTCCAGTCAGAGCGCGCTGCATCGCCATTTCTTGAATTACTGGATTGCTCATATTAAGCTCGTCATACCGAACAAGAGTCGGCATACCGTCGCTTCCAGTAATTACAAGGCCGTCAGGATTCGGCGTGGCCTGCATACCCCGCGCACTAAAGAAATCTACAAGCCCTTGAAAAGAGCCTGTAGTCGCGCTCTCTCGCAAAGCGTAGTTAAGCTGGCTATCAAGGTTTTGAAGCTCTGTATTTTGCAAAGAGCTTTCAGCCATTCGACGTGCCGGCGCGCCTTGTGGGAGCGCACTATCTTCGCCCATGCGCCAGCGTTCAAGTGCGTCTTGGTTTAAAGCAGCGTTTACTCTAAGTGGGTTTATCTGACTGTTATAGTCGTAAGACTGCTGAGTGATAGCCCTATTAAGTTCTGCTGTGCGCAGATCAGATTTTAACCGCTTGTCGCGATCTAGCATGTCATCCGCCATAGCGTACCCACTGAGGTAGCTGCTCACGGGATTTGCGTATATATTGCGGCTCATGTCGATTCCTCTCGCATACGCCTGTTAAATCCGATAGCCTGCCCGAAACCCGAACGCAAAGCTCGGAACGAATTCTGCACTTGCCTCATGGAGTTTACCGAACTAGCCGTAGCTTGACCAAAACCCGCCATGGCTTCATTCCCTGCCTGCAATCCAACATTTACAGCAGAAGCCCTTCGCGCTATGCGTCTGATATTTTCACGCTCAGCATAAGCATAATTTACTCTGTACGCACCGACATATCCCGTGGCACGAATAAGCATCTGCTGTTTACGGCTTTCAAAGTCTATCCGCCAGCGGCGTCCGATGTGCCAAGGAGGCAGTTTATCAAGTGCACTTTGCGTTTGCTTTAAAATAGGGGGCAACCCGAAAACTTCGGCGCCTAAGTTCTCGCTGTAGTTCGGAAGAACTTCAGGTATAGCAAACGCTTCGTTTTTGAAATCGACTTCTTTGTCTTGGTATTTTGCTTTCCAAAAATCAAAGTCGCGTTTGGCAAGATCGAAATATTCTTTAGCTGTTTGTCTTTGTTTCTGTATAAGTAGAAACTCAGCAGCGCTAGCCGCAACGTAGCCGGCAACATGCAAGCCGCCGAACGACGCGCGTTCAGTCGCGTTAAACGGTATTCCATTAGGCGGCAAAGTTTTTTGTAGCTTCATTACGGCGGCATTCTGTTGACTACTAACGAACTTTTGTTTGCAATACTTGGGGCTTCTTTTGATACGCGCCCTATTAAATCAGGGTCGAATTTCTTGTCACGGCTTCTGGTGTCTAACCGACGATTGAAGCCAGCTATTGCGCTAAACTCATCGCTTACAGAGGCTAAAGCATCTGCACTATTACCTATAGTATTGTCCATAAAATCTACGGATATACTCATTCTGTTTCTTACATCTGAGGCTACGCCTAGACCTATGTTTAGCGCATTGGCCCTGTACTCCCAGCGGCGGTCATCTTCAACCCGAACCCGCTCTTCTTCAAACGCAAATAAGTAGTTACCTATGTCCGCGTAGAGTCGGGCTTGCAGCATTACTAGTTCTGAATACTCACTAGCTTGCTCTGGATTAAGCATGTTAGCTGAACCCGGCATTGGACCTATAAACGGATTATAGGGTATTCGATTCCGTTGTCCTATGAAGTCAAACGTCGGTGTCGGTAGTGCCCATATGTCATCTACGTAAAGCGTTTCTGCTCCGAGTTTAAATTGATTGTAATAGTGCGTTTCTTTTTCTTTATACAACTCTGCGTAGTCTTGGGAAATCTCTGCCATGCGTATAGATTCGTTTATGCTTACTACCGCAGCAAGCCCAGCAGCAAGTTCTATAGCATTGATTATCGTGGCATCGACACCCATAAATCACCCAAAAAGCAGTTTATGCATTTCTTTCTTAGCGTTGACGCCGTGGTTTGTAGCTAACGGATAACCGCCAAGTGCGTAAAGTATGACACTGTACACGTCTAGTATAGCTACTTTATTGACCGCAATCAAGCCCTCGGCCTGCTGATTTTTATTTGGGAAATCAGCATCCATCGTGTGGGCTTCGTTCATTTTCAAGAGCGCATTGGCAAACACAGGACTTACAAGAGCGTTTGCTTTACGCCAGAACAAATTATCAGACATCCCACCGCATAGTATATAAAGAAGTGACGCCCGCGTGTTAGCCCGCGTAGGGTCCATGTACGCTTTAGCTATAACAGATAACTGCACCCATATTTCGGTGGCGGCAACAGCGTCTGCCATGTATCCGGCGTCTTCGCGTAGTTCCTGCGGCTGCAAGTATTTAGTAGCTATCTCGCGAGCTTCGGCTACAAAAGTAAGATACTGTACGTTAGGGTCATTGTGCATCATTGTTATACGATTCCGTAAGTTCTTCTGTGCTAGTTGCTAGATGTATTTCTTCAACTACAGACTGGCCGCAAAGTTCTATTTCCCATTCAATACCTTTTCTACTTCGCGGCAATCTAAATGGTTTGCTGTGCGAAACTTCGCGGTTGTAGGCTAAGCGCCCATCTACGTACAAGTTCATAACTAACTGCCCGCTGCCGTCGTGTACAATCTTAGCTGCACTGAAAGCGGTAGGACCCGGCATTACGAATTTTTTGGACCGCCACTTAAATGTAGATAAAACAGCCGGTCTAGCCATAGCACTAGAAAAGCCGGCGTTCCTGTGCGTTTCGTATACTCCTTCATCAAAAACACAATACACACCGGATGGCTGAGGCAAAGCGCAAAACGGACGTTTTACCGGCGGGCGTGTTACCGCAGGGTGCGTGAACGTAGAGACTTGCCCAAAATCTACAGTGTGTTCTTCTTTATTTATCTGTACGCATAGTCCTGTAGTGCTGTTCAATAGTCCAACTATATAGTACCTACCGTCCCAGTAGTACGCGTACTGCGGCATTTTTCTATAAGAAGGCGTCCAAAGATCGGCACCGAATTCAAACAGCTCGCTGCTAAAAACAGACGCAGCGTTTTGGTTTACTATTACTACTCCAGAATAACTAGTGTATATGGCCCCAAAGGGTGTACTACACAGAGTATTTGGAACGCACGGTTGGTCTATGTCTAGCTCAATAAAATCTAACATGGATGAGCTGCTAGCGCTATCGCTCACGCTTACTATTAGAGGCTTATAAGAAGTGCCTACTATTACGTTGTCTCTATAAGAAACTGCGTCAGTTACGTAGGTTGTAGATACTGAAGCTGCTCTGAATCTTTCTAAGTTAGGTAGGTTATGCGGTGACAAAACTATCGCCGCATCTTTAGGCCATACATACTTACTGAATACGCTAGAGACTTGGAGCACAGTGTTGTATTGAGTCGAGCCAGTATTTGGATCGACTCGGATAGCCCAATACCTACCGTTGTTTAGTTTTCCTATTGAAGTGAACACTCCCTTGGGAGCTGCATACTCTGAGCTAGTTATAGCTTTATGCTGTAGGCTTCTATCGCTGTAGCTATCTATAAAAGAGAAGGTTCTTATCCCACTTACAGGTGCAGATAGCTCCCCCATACTAACTTCTCTAACAAGCAAGAAGTCATTTAAAAGATCGTATTCTACTTGCTCTCCAGTCCGGGGCTTGCTTACAGTCCTATACACGTTTATGTAGTTAGCTACAGAAGCTACGTCGTCTCTTATAGCACAAGACAGGGTAAGGATGTCCCCTTCAAAAAACGGCGTGTTTGAACCACCGTTCTCCACATCTAAAAGCACTGGCGGCGACTCGCCTTGGGCGGTCATTACTGTCAAAGCGTAAGCTCTCACAGTAGGGGTGTTAGTGATAAAAGTCCTAGTCCTAGTTTCTGAAACTACCGCAGCCCAAGAACTATTAGGCGGTATTGACGCAAAATCGTACACAGGTACAGGCTTAAAGACGTTACCGAAATCGGCTAAATACTCGAATATATTGCTACCGTTTACCGATTGGCTAGATAAGCACAGATCGTTGCTTCTAGCGTACGTGTACACAGGGTTGCTACTCGGGCTACCTATGACGCCAAACAGCGTGTCTCTAAGCCCTACAAAATTGCCCGCTTGAGTTTCAGCCCAGCCGAAACTGGGGCGTAATTTGCCGTCGCGCAGGCGCACATTTTCCGCAATTTGAGCTTCGTTGTTTTGTAACAACTTCGCGCTGATTTTCGGACGTATACCGCTAAAGCTATTTATGCGGATTGAAGCCATCAGTCTTTAACCAGTATATGCGTTAACTGCGCTGTACTTGGAGTAAACCCTGCACCTAGTATCGTATGCCTCAGTTCTATAGTTCGGAGAGGCGATGGGCTTGACGCTATACGGGCCATCAGAGTATGCGTATTACCCGGAACAATTCGAGTTGAAGTAACTACTGTACCGTCTACAAACACAGCCATACCAAATTCGCCGACTGATGTAGTAGGCGTGGTGCTGTGGACAACTGTCATAGTGGCTAAAATCAGAAGGCTTTCTCCGGCGTTTACGTTTGTTGCCGTAGAAGCAGCAGTCACAGTATAAGCGCTAGGGCTTTCGCCTGTAGATGTACCAACAAGTCCGTTTGGGGGCGTAGGTCGCAGAGCGACCAGTGCGGCGTCTAGCCCAGCGGGGGACACCGCGCGAGTGCTGTCTCCAGCGTCCCTCGTCTCGGGCAAAGTAGGTGCGGCGAGTCGTACCACACCCCACCCGTCCGGGGCCGTAGAAGCGGCTTGCGCGCGCAATGTTACGGTGTGTCCGGCTCTCGAAAGACTGATCGAGCCTAGCGTCTGTTGGTCACTGAACAGGGCTAAAGCCATTACTGGCCCGGAGTCCGTGCCGGGAGCGACCGGCATAGCCGTTATCCGCCCTTGGGCATCAACAGCAAAACCAGCGTAGTTACCAGATACCACACCTGTATTAGTTAAACTTACCACCGGCGTAGATGTAGGTATGCCAGTAATCGATATGCCAGCCGATCCACTGACAGATAGCACAGTTCCCGGACTACCTACAGTTCCTGTGTAGGATATAACAAAGTTAGGGTAGCTACCGCTGACCGCTATGTTAGGACCGCCAGATATGGTAATAGGAGCGAAGTCTATGTTGTATGCTCCCGAAAGCGGATCATACGTAACATTCGCCGCTCCGCTGCCTGTGATTAACTCTCCTGACTCTAGCGGAGGTGGCTCAGGCGCTGGCGCGTTACCACAGTTAGCTCCAAGGGCACTACGGTCTAGTGCTATGCAAAAATTAGGAAACGCTCCTAGCACCTGAATAGCTTCTTCGCCTTCACAAGGCGCAATACTTACAGGAGGTGTGGTAACTACAAAATTTCTAGGCGTAGGCTGCGTGACAGTAGTAGCACCTGCGCCGGCTATAGATAGTGAGTTGTTTACCCCCGCTTGTGTTACTAGATCGAGTACAGCACTTGGGCCTAAGACAGAAACAAAGCAGTCGTTAGTGTTCCAAGTACGCGCTGTAGTACCGTCAACGCCACGGACTATGGAAGCGTTGTTTCCTGAAACAGCAGTTATGCGCACAACTTCGCGATACGAGTCTTCAGCAAAAGCCACGTATGTCCATGCTCCGCCGCTTAACTGTGCCGCAAGAAACGCGGCATCCGTAGGCGAGAGTTGCATAGTAGTAGTTGCTAGGGGTAATGTAGCAACTAGTCTGGCGGAGAACTGAGGTATAAACTTGTACATTATTCACAGCCCTCGCACAAAGAGGCTTGGTTATTTGCAATACTGAACCCTATCGCCTCAAGCGATTCGTCGTAGTCAAACTCAATGTACCCTACTTGCGTCTGGCCCGTAAACACTTTGCCTTGATACCTTCCGTACGGAAGGTTGTACAAAAGCTCGTCTATCGGAAAACATAGCGTATTGTGGTCTATAGAGTACTGGGAGTATTTAACTATTGGCCCCGCTATACGCGCATTTTCCACCGTAAACTTATGTACAAATAATGCAGTCTCGTCGTCACTGCAAACGATTGTTTCACAAACTTGCGATGGCCCGTTCTGCGCCGCTTTCACATTACGCACTGACAGAGTGACGCACAGCCGCATTGTGCGGCTAGTGATTGTCGGTATTGTAAACTGCCTTATCACACAAACCTCGGCGCTTTCATAACCATAGATTTTTCGCTGCCTTTCTTAAGCTCGCGAGTTCTAGCTAAATTTACCGCAGAACGGAACTCACGGTCCCGCATTACAGCTATGTCTAACGAAGTAAAGATTTGATCCGGTAGTTTGTGCGCTTCTGCTAAAGCTCCAGCAGCAATGTCTTTTGCGTGGAGTTCATAAAGAGAATCTTCTAACAAAAAACAGTCTTGGTTAGGTACTACAATAAGCTCGACTTGCCCATGCTGCTTCGTACCTACGCTTCGTGACAAACGTATGTGGTTAGGTGGGTTAAACTCTATTTTAGGGTTGATGCAATCTTTTGCAAAAGTAACCCCAACAACTCTGTCTATAACGTATAGACTCGTCGTGTGCACGTTGTAGTCTAAAACGTTGGGTTCTGCGTTTATAGTGGCTATGTCTCGAAGAACTCCCGTGTCGCGAGTAAAGCGGATAGTAGCCTGACGAACAAACTCGATAGCGAGTTCTTCTGGAAGAGTGTGCGCAAACGGCATCACATACGGGAGCACATCCGCATACGTTCTAGTCGGAGTGGAAATGTAGACTACAGACTGCATGTTACGCTCTCACCTTCGGGTCGCCCTTTTGTCCAGCGTACCAACCGCTATTAGCCCTAGACCGTTGCCTGTATTCAGCATCTAGCAGCCCCAAGAAATCGCGCATGTGGCTACGCGCTGCTTCTTTAGAGAGCTGAGACTCTGTGTTAAGTTCTTCTGCTCGCTTAAGCATGTAGCTTACTATAGGTGCTAAGTACTTAGCATCGAACACAACAGGCAAATCCCAATCAGCAAGACTAAAACCAACCACTACTGGACGATGCCGTATCTTTACTGTGGGGGTACTTCCAATAGGAACTGGAGGCCAAACAAAAAACACGTTAGGGTCAGTAGTGTTGTAAGACACACTGCTTACTACATACTCCAACACGTTGCCGTCGCAGTCTAGCCTTTGCGGTATCGGGCAACAAGAGTCTTTCCTGTAGGCAGACGCTAAGACAGCATCTGCTGTTCTAACTTGTCTTCCATCGCCGCCGTCGATAATAGTGACAAACTCACCTAACTCTGGAGGGAGTTGCTGAAGGCGTCCGGGCACTAGCTGAAAAGAAGAAACGACGCTAATCGCGTCTGGACGAAGGCTCGCCAAGGCGGATATAGCGTCGTTGTAATAGTTTACAAGAAGTTGTCTAGACCACCGGGCATATTCATACCCCGGCTCTTGGTCATTAAGCTGCTCCGAAACGTACTTTACCAATTCGCGAAGTAGCACGTCGGGTTCCCATAGTTGTTATTCGAGTGGAGGCAGTTTGATTGTAGTAGTAGGAGGCCGTTTTATTTCATTGAGGTTTTGCGGCTTTTGGTCCACAGAAATCTCGACTTTTGCAACATCGGAACCGTCGTGAACAAAAGCCACTATTCCCGGCCTGTTTAGAAGAGCTGGAGTGGCTTGGTAAATCAAGCCACTCGCAAGCACCTTAACGTACTGGACGCCTTTAACAAGTTTCATCTTACGGACCACCCGCCAGCGGCGCAATTATGATCGGCGATATGCGTATGCGAGTGTCTTTAGTGAAAGCCCCGCCGAACTCGTTAGTGCCATTGCGTGCTGTAATACGCAAATCAAGAACGTTAGCAACAGGGAAATACTTAGGGCAGCAGCCCGTATCAGCATAGTCTGTCGATTGCGTCGCGTCTAAGATAGAACCGTCAGACGTTACAACAAATGACGTAGGCGTAGCTAAACTAAATGCATTTTGCTCGAACTGAGGCTGGCTTGCACTGGTGTTCCGAATGCGCAAAACGCCAGTAGCGCCGGGAGTGCCGCCAAGGATATCAACGTGGATAGCGTAAAGCAGCGTCTTTTCAGGAATAACGACCACACCTAGGTCGTCGTTGACAGCAACAGTCCGACTGGCGAAATATTGTCGAAGACTAACGCCGCCTTCTCGCTCTTTGTCGAAATGGAAATCTCGACTAAGACTAAACATAACGCTGCCACGATGGCCCGCCACCGCCGACTTAACGGCGGGGTTGAATGCGGGCATTGGGAACATTTGCCCAACTGGGTTAGTCGTGTTAGCGGGACCGCCAACGTAAAGCTCATGAATTGCCATATTACTTTCTCCTAGTAGTTAGGTTCTATTAGCCTGCGGTAACGTAGGCAACGGCGAGCCGCTCAGGGTAAAGAACCTTAGTGCCCCACAAAGCGAGACCTTGGAACAAAACGCCGAAGTAGTCTGCACTAGTGGCGTCACGAGTCTTATCTAGCTGAGCCGTAAACCCAGTAGCCGACTTAGAGCCAGCAATGATCCACCAAGCCTGTTGGTTGACGCCTACATCCAAAACAGTCGGAACGTGGTTAGAGACGTAGACCTCAAAACCAGCGACCTTTGGTGGGGTGTAGCCTTCGATGAGCGGAGACCAAGTGGTGCAGGTCGTAAAGCAGTTCGCCAATTCCGAAGTCATCAAAAGCAACTCGATTCGAGGCGGAACGATTACGAAAAGATCGTCTTCAGGGATACAGGCTTCCTTAAGCACCATCTTCATAGACAGCAGCAGATTGAGGATGTTTTCGCTGTCCAGTGGGAACGGCGACCCCGTTTCTCCGAGGTTGTACGCACCAGTACGCGAACCTGCGTTAGGGCCTTGGTTCTCCGGAGCGACCTCAGTAAACTGGGTTCCCATAACCTGCTCGTCGATGGTAACACCAATCTTATAAGCCGCACGACGGAAGATTGTGTCCTGCAACTGCGAAGAGTTGCAGATTTGCTTCATGTCTACATCGTCCATCTTGACCGAGAAGTAGTAACTCTGGTCAATGTTCATGGTGACAGTAGACGTATCCGGCGTAGTATGCTCAAGCTGCTGATTCTTGACATACGGACGGATTTCAACGTCTGGCTCTTTTCGGAATATAGCCTGCGTACCGCAGTTGCTAAGTTCCGCGCGAGTCTCCGAAATATTCGGATAGATAGTAGCGCAGTAAGTCAAGTCGAGAAACTTATCGACGTAGACTGGATCGGTAAAAACGTTAGTTAATTGCGGATAACCACTTGCTGCGGGGATCATAGACAGGTTCCTTTATTGGCCACGGATTATGCGGCCTTCTCTGACCGCCTCTTCTAACAACGCACGACGCTTTTTATACACCGTAAGGTCGATCTTTCCAGATCGAAAATCTTCGCTTAGACGCTTACTGTCAGATTCTTTAAAGAAAGGCTTCTTACCTTGCACTAATCGAGTAGACGCCGTAACTTGAGGGTTTGCTGCGGTAGTACTAGGCCCGCGCATTGAAGCTGTAGCATCGGGGACTTCAGCATTAAACCCTTCAAATATACTTACGACAGCTTCAAGATCACGGTTTTCGTGCGCAAGGTCGAAGATTTGTTTACGGCTTAAACCAGTTCCGGGAACCCGCTCGCTCAGATACCTCACAAAAGCAGGATCTTTCGTGAGAGCCCTAGCGTTTGTAACTTTAGACTGGACAGAGTTAATGAACGCTGCCATATCATTCTTACTAGTAACGTTAGCCAGCTCTTTAAGCTGCCCGTCAAACTGAGACCCAAATTCTTTCAGGTGTTTCTTAACTATCTTTTCAATGACAGGCAAAGATTCGCCGTACACTTGACGCTCAGCGTCAGACAGCTCAATGTCTTTGTCACTAATTTCGAGCTTTTTAGACGTAACTTGCGTTTCTTTAGCAGTCGAAAGTTTGTCTATTTTTTCGTTTAACTCAAGAATAAGTTCCGTCAGTTCACGGTTTCGCTTACGCTGATCCGCAAGCTCGGCTACGTAATCAGGAACGCTTGTAGGAGGAACAGGAGGCGCGGCAGGAGAGGCGGCGACAGGAGCAGCGGCAGGGGCCGCTGGCGCTGGCGGAGTCTCAGTAATGGCTTCAGCAGCAGCCCATGGGTCTTCATCCGGGGTCGGGGCCTCGGTAGGCGGCGTTTCCGTAATCGCGGCCTTTGGCTCTTCCTCGGTCTTCGGTTGAACCGGAGTCATTGGCGAAAGAGTCCGCATATTTCTGATTGTCGCTGGTTTACCTGCCATTTGATAACTCTTTTTTCATCTCGTCTAAGATCTGAGCTTTACCTTGTATTGATTGTATAACCTTATCGCCTGCGTACTTCCAGCCATCGAGCTTGGCTTCTTTATACGATAGATACTCTAAAAAAGATTTTAGACTTGGCGACCGTCTCAATTCGTTTACAAGATCTTGCTCTTTAGTATTCATCCCTTACGCTTACCGCAAGATTTGCAGCCACCACCCGACTTCATGCTTGAAGCCTTAGACTGAGCTGCACCGTGGCTGAAAAGGCTATGCTTCATCGGCGTTGCATGTCCTGCCGTATTCGTCTTAGCTTCTTTCTTTTTGTCACCGTACTTCATATTAAGTCCCATAGTTAGTGGTTGGTTTTGAATGCCGCAGTAAATCAGAAGGGTACGCGTCTACATAGACTTCTCCGACTCGTCCGGTCAGCACGGCCCTGTAGCGACCGCTTACGGATAGCATATGCGATGGTCGCGATGGAGTCAATACAATAGCTGCTCCCTCGGGCGTTACCGCAGGAGCGTAGTAGGTACCGGACCCCGACCCCGCGACCATTTGCAGGGCTACTTGTTCTCCAGAGAGTAAGTTAAACGCACGCACAGTGTACGGCTTATTAACTACAGCAAACACATGCGATGACAGCTCTGTACTGTCAGGACCGAACAGAATACGAGAGTCGCCGTTTAGTGCTTCTTCCGCAATTGATAGCGAGCCACCCGGCAGTGAATTAACAATCTGTCCAATACTCATACTGCAATCCTTAAGTAAGGTCCGTAACTACTGCTACGCGCTCGCTACCGTCCATAGTAGCTGTTACTCTGTTTTTCGCATCTATTAAATCTCTAAACCTTACTACAGGGCTTGGGCCGCTTGTATCTATTACAGTCTTGCCTGCTGCTACTGAAACTAGAACGCGAAGCACTTGCTTTAGCGATACACCCGGTTCTATTTCAGCTTCTAGCACAGCACCTGTGACATCGGTTTGAGAAAGACTATTTACTTTACCTACGGCTCCCATTGTCGCTATAGCTTGCATTCTTGCTAAAGGACTAAAAGCTACGGATGCTCCTACAGCAAAAATCTTTCTGCCTTGAGTAGCCCTAGCTAGCGGACTAAAAGCAACCGCTGTACCTACCGCATCTAACCTAGCTAGTGCGCGCATTTCCGCAGGAATGGACGGCGCTATGTACGTACCTACTGCTGTCGCGCAGGCGGGACCATAAAACTGTAATGCAAATGTAGACGCCAGCGGCATTAGTCAGCTTCTACTGCAAAATCGATAATCCACGTTAAAGCTCCTACGGTACCGGCACCGACTTGCTTAACTGCTACGCCTTGATCCGGACGCAGCGCCATCGGACGGCTGTAAGGGTGCAAAGCCGGAAGAATGTTTTTATGATGCAAGTACATATTTGTATTCGTCGCCACCGCCGTATTTTCTTCTGACGATTGCACTAGCGGTAGGATTATAGTCGAGTCTGTTAATCCGGCTGTTGCGGTGTGGCCTGCAATTACATTGGCAAGTGCCGGATCGTCGCTATTGAAAGCATACGGAGTAATTGCAGTCAGAGTAGGTGTTCCAGTAACACGACGAAAATCGAATTGGTTAATGACGCCGGTAACAGAAGTTACGTTAACGTTCATCATGTACAGCCCAAGCAAGTATAGAGTTTGTGCACTGCCTGAGTTATTACGTAAGACGATATGGTACTTGTTAGCGGCTGGGACTATGTTAGCGGCGAGCACTCTGAATGTCGGCAAGCCGTCAAAAAACACGCCTTGGCTATGCAACGTATCCGATCCGGCAACGTAAGTACGCATTGCCAGTTTATCGCCAATAGAATCAGGTGGGACTTGTGTGAATGAACGGCCCATTAATCCTCCGCAAAAACTAAAGTGCCTGCTGGAAACAGCGGTGTAATGAGCGCCGCTACTACTATAGGCACTGATAGCGACGTTTTTCGTAGTATCTGTCCAGTACTAGGGCTACTAGTGGAGACGTGCGTTATAGTTTCTGTTCCTACAAAAGCCGGATCACATTCTGGAAACGTTATCTGCGCGGTATTTTTGTAGGCGCTACCTGTAGGACTAGCTGCGTACGGTACAGTACTGTCTGAAATAGTCCAGCCAGCGGCGTCACGAGAGACTAACACAGATGTATACCCAAGATACGTCGCTGCGCTAGTAGCAGGTGTGCCTGCTTCGCCCGGATCGGCAGTATGTAAGTTTACCTGAAGGTTAGCCCCGTATGCCGGCATAGCAACGGCGTTAGCTTCAAACTTAACAAAGTCGTTTTCAGTAGCGTTCGACTTACTCATGTTACCATCCACTAGGAAAATAAGAATTACTACTGCCGCCGGTACCGGCTGTTACAGACACCACGGTTTTAGTAGGCGAATCGGAAACAGTCACGCCAGAGCCGGTAAAATTAATTACCGGCCTAGACGGCAGTGGAACGTCGTTAAACTGTATATCATGCCCGGAAAAACTGAGAGGTAACGACAGTTTACAAAGCTCTACCAAGACATCGTAGTCTAGATTGTATGTTTTTGCTAGAGCCCGTATATCTGCCACAACAAATTACTCCCAAATTATGTCTAAAATACGTTGCCACTTTGACTGTAACTGTTTTACATCTTCTTTATTTTTATGCGCTCGCTTACGAGCCGCTGCAACCTCAGAAGGTATAAACAATAAAGGCACCATAGCGCCAGATGTCTCTCGCAAATACGCACTAACGAGTACGTCGCTAGAAAACAAAACTGGCGGAGCTTTATCGCTATCGACGGGTACGAACTTGTTAGGTATTGTGTCTCGTATGTCTATCACACTGCGGCTCATAAGTCACCTATGAATGCGCCCACCAAAGAATTCACCAAACCAGTCTATTTCGGTTGCGGCGATGCCAACAACGCTTATGTCTGCGCGGCCTTCAGTTGTGTTAGCTTGAAGAGTGCAAGTTACGCCGCTCAGCCCCGCTTCTATGTTCGACGCTATTGTAGTTGAATGCACAAGACTCGTTGTGCTTGGGCCTGCGCCGCGCTTGAATACACACCAAAAAAGCCACCCGGCAGTTTCCCCTGTAGAGCTACGAGCTACAACCCATACAAGGCCAGACCACGTACTATTGTCTAACAAACCGTTAGTGTTTACGACGATTTCGTCCGGCAAAAGCCTGTCACTCGTCAAGACGGTAGGTGTTGTGTCGTTAGTTTGTTTTTGGACCGGCAATCCGAAATGCTGATTATCTCCTGATACCGTTCGGAATGCTCCAGACCATGCGTGTGCGTGTGCGGTGTTGCCTGTTTGGGCATTAAATCCACCGGGTACCCAACTACCTACGCCTCCCGCACTGTTGAAAGCACCGCCGCTAACTGTTGCGTAGTTTCCGATAGCGGTATTATTGTAGCCGCCACCAACTGTACTAGACAAACTAGTGGCTGAGTTATTGGTGCCCCCACTAACAGTGCTGGTGTTGCCTACAGCGGCGTTGCTACTGCCGCCACCGACAGTAGCGGCAGTGTTGTTGGCAAGATTACTAAAACCTCCACCAACGGTGCTGCCGGAATCACTGGCAGTGTTAGAGCCGCCGCCGCCGACGGTGCTCCCGAAGCCGCTGGCGGTGTTGGTTTGGCCGCCGCCGACGGTGCTGAGTGGGCCGCTGGCGGTGTTTTCGGAACCGCCCGCAACAGTGGTGCTGTCGCCGCTGGCGGTGTTGTCGAAGCCGCCGCCGACGGTGCTCCAACTACCGCTGACGGTGTTTTCGGAACCGCCACTTACGACAGCGCATTCGCCCGTGGCAGTATTGCCTTCGCAGACGCCGGGACCAAACTCGTCAGTTCCTTCGCCACCCTCGCCACCGGGATTATATATTACGCCTTTTTGAGAGACTGACATTATTTACTCTCCACAGATGTGCCAAGTACTACGCCAGCTTGCATATCTATATTCCAATCGCCATGGACCGCGGCGCGTACTTGCCATTCTCCGCCTAGTTCTATTGTGCCAGAAAACCCATTTTCGGTTTGCGTGCTTTCAGTAAACCAACCTGCTTCGTTGTCAGGCCATGGTTCGCCGTCAAAATTAAAATACGGACGGATTTGTAAGGCTACTGCGGCAGGCAGAGCTGTATACACACCCCCGACAGGTAAACCAGCAGCAAACAAAGTGGCCTGCCCGTTCACTAGCCTTAGAGGTTTTGTAGCTCGATTAGCGAGGGAGATAATTTCGTAGCTTTCATTACTGGACATGTAGTTTCCTTTATAGTAGGTTGGTAAGATTACGCAAATTGTTCCTTTTAAAGTCTCGTATAGGTAACGTAGTAGTAGCGTTACCCCCATGCAAACTGCGGTGCAGGAGTTGTTCTTTTACTATTGTTCCTGTATGGTGCTTAGTAAGAGCCAGCCATAAAATTGCATCTTCCATGTATCGCGTTTTATTTAAGATAGGGTAGTACTGTTCTACTACTTTTCTTTTTACTATTTTAAACCCTTGAAAGTAGCGTAGTCTTTTTCTAGCTATACTGTAGTTTAGCGAGTCCGGTATAATGCCTACTTCTGGAAAATTTCCGTCTATACTGTACGCAGATATTGCAAAATCGTTGTCGCCTATAGCGTCTAGTATAGTGTCTACTGCCCCCGGATAGAGGTAGTCGTCGTCATCTAAAAAAGTTACGTACTTATTACGCCCTTTAGAAAAACCCTGAACTCTTAGTTCACCAAAATGCGGGTCTTTACGCCCAGTAACTACATGGATATTTACTTTAGGGTGTCTTAGTGAATCCGCGCATCTTTCAAACAGCTCAGGTTTAGATAACGAATGGTACCGTATTACGTGCGCGTCGATCATACTCTTGCAGTGCAAAAACCTAAAAAGAACATCATCACTAAACACAAAGTTATGCGCCAGCCTATACAAACAGCGCAGTCTGTACCTATAGTAAAGAAGTTATACGCTAAAACTCCGATTTTATTTAGCATAATTAAGGTGTCACAGTACCAGTTAATGTCACAGAGTTGTTTGCTGGATCGGCGTCGCCAGCACCCCACACTAAATCCTGCACACTAAACGATTGCGACCAAGGGTCTGTGTCAATACTTCGGCCCACGACTGGCATACGTATAAACACTTGTCCACCGGGCGGAATTGGCAAGAGAGTGTAAACGCCGGCAAAATCGCCGTAAGGAACAGAGACTGTAGCGCCCGTCCAACTGTACGTAACAAAGACTACCGGGCTTACGTCCGGATGTGGGTCTAAATACGGTATCGGTGCTACTGCGGATATTTGCGGTTGTGTAGCTGTGTTGTTGCCAAAGTTTGTAACTACGAAGTTAAATTCGCTTACATCAGTAGCAGCAATAGCTGCCGGATAGCTTAAAGTAACTATTGCCAAATCCAAGTAATTCACGCCAACAAACACGGTCGCGGATGCTGTGCGGTTTCCCGTAACTGTGTATATGTCTGGAGGCGTCGCAGTGACTACGTTATCGAAACTACCTAAAGCGCTAGAGCCGAAAGTCGTAGTGATCTGCACGGACCCGCCCGATGGGATATCAACAAAAAACCCTCTCGAAAGCTGGTTCCTGTTGACCGTAGCAGGGCCAGATGCGCCGCCAGAGTATACTACTGGGAAAGGGCCAAACCCAACAAACGATGCCGGTATTACATCCGTAACTAAACAGTCGGTTAGTAAATCAGGCCCGCTGTTTCCTATAGTTATAGTATACGTAATCGCTTGGCCTTGAATGACCACTGGCGTATTAGCGACCTTAGTTACAGTCAGCGCAACTTCAGGAGTGCAGTCAGCAGTGCAGATATACTGCGCTACTGCATCCATGTCTACGTAGGTTAGACAGTTATCGGGGTCTAAAGCAACTAAACGTAAAGGCAGCGGATCGCGCGTTTGCTGTATATTAGCACCTAAACCACACGCAGTAAGCTCAGAACTTAGGTTAACGTAAAGCCCGTCCGGCCTAGCTTCAACTAAGTTGCCTTCATAGCCTGATATTTTAACAGCCGATAACAGATACCGCACAACACTTGGCGGTGATGGATCAGCAACTGTATGGTCTATAGTAGTTGAATCAGAGGCATTTATTATGCCGGCGTTCGTTATTCTCCAAGTCACCCCATTGAGCTGGTTGACTTGTATGCCCGGACCGGCGACTAGCCCAAAAGGCGGGGGCTGTAAGCACTCACACAATTTACGCAAACCTTCAGCTAGGACTTCATTTGCCCACTCGTGGGTCATGCTAAACTGCCACCAAAAGCAGTGCATGTTTCCGTGCGTGCCTTCAAACCGCAGTCTATACCTACCTGACTTACCTAAAACTAATTCATTTTTATCGGATGTAAGCCGCAAGCTACCATCGAGCGGTTTGTAGGCTTCAAAATTATCGCCCGAGCTTTCGCCGACAAGATGCAGAACTTCTATGAACTCGTCTGTGTCAAGCCCAAACGCGATTATTTTAACCGGCTCTCTGTCTACTGCTATGTTTGCAGAAAACTCAGAGGTTGAGTTTGGCGAAAACGCCATAGCAAACGGCTGGCGTTCTGCGCCAGCCGCATACACAGTAGATGTAGGGAACGTAGACTTAGGGTTAGCCATTGTGCTACCTTAGCAAGCCGCTTGAAGTATAGACCAGTTAAACGCTATTTGCTGAGGCGTTTTGCTGTTGGATATGTACTGTCCTGAAGCATCAACGCATCCACCGGTAACGGTTAGGTCTACGTCTATTAGTTCTGGAGGTTCTGGATTACACGAACTTGCTTGCATAATTACAGTTACTCGCAAAGAGTTTATATTTGCAGTCCAGAAATCTACACCTCCAACACCGGGGTTAACGCCCGGAGGAAGCGGACTTCCGTCACCTCTAGCAAACGAAACACTTTGCAAAGTAAACCTTCCAGCGATATTAAACACCGGGGCCGGTATTGGATCTAAACGCAAACGGCAAGCCTGAGTTGGGGTGTTTGAAGTTATAGTTCCAACAAGCGTGACTTGACCACCTACAGGTATCGGGAACGCAGAATATTGTGGCGTTGCCTGTGTAGATTGGAAATTGCAACAATTTGGGTTTCCTACTACGCCAGTTACAGCAGGAAAGGTTAAGTTTGTTGGAAACTCCCGCGTGGAGTTTGCTATAGGAACTCCAAGATTGTTGACGCACAAAGCTCTTACAAGCCAGTCTACGCTAACCGAGCTTTCGGTCAAAGCCGTAGCTAAGAAGGTGTACGTTGTAGTAAACTGAGTTATGTTGTTTACAAAGAAATCTATTTCCGTAGCTGTAGTATCCAGCACAGGAACTGTATCAGTTACGCTTGATATAGCCCAGCCAGCGGGTACAGCAGGCGACCCTAATGGGAATGTTCTAGTTCTGTTGTTTACGTTATTGCTGCCGAACACAGTAACAGCAAGCGTGAACGTGCTGCCGACTATAACTGGAGCCGTGGGTGGGGTAAGCACAAACTGAACGTTTATGCCGCAGTCAGCAGGTGGGGGTGGCTCACCATCGCAGTTTAACGTTACTGCTGGGAAAACTACAGGCGCGCTACCATCTACAAACGAATCAGGCAGTTGGTTTACGAAGCTGTTAAAACACGCTCCTTGGACTGTAAGCGTCCTAGTGGCACCCGGATCGCAACTATTTGCTTTAAGGTTTATAGTGCTAGTTATGCTAGTAAGCCCGGCAGCGTTGTGGTTTATGCCAGTGCTTAACGTTTGCCCCGGTGCGGTAGAAGACAAGCTATCTACAACCCAGCCGGTACCAGCAACGAGCGCGTTTAAAGCGGCTGTATCGACTACAAACAGACGCCCGTGGCAAGCGCTGTCAGCACGCGCTACAGATACCACTTCTATAGTAGCTGTTTGGCCTACACTTACCGGCGCTGCTGGAAAACTAGTTGTAACAGCTATGTTCAGCCCACAGCATCCACCGGGCGGCGGAGGGAGGACAACAGCGCAGTCTTCTGTAATAGCCGGTAGAGTAACGTTGATCGGATACACTACTCCCGATCCTTCGATAGTCTGACCGAACGCGTTCCTACAGTTACCGTCTAACGTCATAGACAGTACGCGCCCTGAAGGGTTGCAGGCTTCTGCGCTAAATATAAGGTCTAGAGTCCACGACGTGACGTTTGAAGTAAAGAAGTCTGTGTTAGTGAACGGGTTGACCCCACTAAACACAGAGTCTAAAAACCGCCAGCCGTTTACAGTCCCGAGTATGTTTGCTACGCTGACACCGTTCGTGAACGCGCGGCAAGCCGCTAAGTTGCTTCCAGTAGCGGTTATCCTAAGAGTTATCGTATCGCCAAGACCATATGGCCCTGACCCTATAACGCTGTGCGTGAACTGTAGATTGCAGCAGTTAGATGGCGGCGGAGTTTCTTCGCAGTCAAACTCGCACATATAGTTTGCAAACGAACGTGCACGAACCCAGCGCAAGCAGTTGTTGCTATCTAAGACTACGAACTTTAACTGGGAAACCGGCGCGCTGGCTGGCTGAACTAAAGCTCCGAGATTACACGGCGCGTTGGGGTCTGATATCGCGGCATAAAGCCCGTCATCACGAGCAAATAGCTCATTACCGGGGTCTTCTGACAGTTTAACGTGCGAATTAAGTACGCCATCTGTGATTTCATGTGCTACTGTCGGAGACTCAAAAACTCCAAAAAGCCCGGCGTTAGAAACGCGCCAACTACCGCTACCTAGATTCTGGATTGTTATGCCGGGGCCGGCGACTATTTGAACATCTTGTGGGCTAACGCAAGTGCATAAGAACCGCAGCGCTTCTGCGATTTCATCATACCACTCATGCGTCATACTAAACGGCCACCAGAATGCTTTTACTGGGCCTTCTATGTCTGACGCCGCTAGCCTGTAGCGGCCTGATCTATGCAGAACTACTTCATTGCGCTCAGAAGTAAGCGCTATTTCTTCTCCGTTAGGTCTGTACTCTTCCGATATTTCAGAACTTCCAACATCGGCTACTTGAAGTACGGTTAATCGAGAGTCTCCTGTAAGGCCGAACGCCGCTATTTTTACAGGCTCTCGATCGACTACGATAACAGGCGAGCTGTCTTGTACAGTAGGCGAAAACGCCGCGCTAGACAAAAGCACCGTAGACTGGCCGGAAGCCAGCGTTGGAGTAGGGCTTTTAGATATTGGGTTTGCCATAATTACGCCGTAAAGATCGCGTTGTGGAGGCTAGTTTTGATCTGAGTAAACAAAGCCCACCTAGCATTATCTTTAGGCACCGGCAGTGCGTCAGTAGGGTCGCGCCAATACAGCGTCTTACGGTTAAAATTGCCTACTCCTTGCAGTGTATACCCTACAAATCGCTGGCCAAATCTAACAACAAATCGCTGTTCTACGGGCTTTAGCTCGACTACCGTACCGGGTCCATACGCCACGTCATGGACACTATCGCCTAAAACTAGAGTGCTATTGTCAAATTGCATGTGTCAAGCTCCCGTGGGCACGTTGACGGGTGTCGGAGCCGGAGGGTTAGTAGACGGCGGCTGGCTCTGCGGGGGTAATGATACAGGATTTGAAGCGCCTCTGTCGAGGCCGTTGACCACGCCGACTCTGCCAAGCGCCGATTGCAGATCGTTGATACGTTGAGGGTCTGGTATAATGTCGTCTACTGGCAAGCCTGTAGTTTTAAGTATCTCACGCAGGAGTGTTTTAATACTATCTGCATCAAGAACTCCTGCCTGAACGTAGGGCGTCAGCAAGTTTAGTATTTCTATTGTTCTAGTTTGAGCTAGTTCACGCTGCAATAAACCCGACGCGCCGCGCGCTACTATTTGCGCGTCAGCTTTTATGTCTTCTTCCTCGCCTACAGTCATGTTTAAAACATAGTACGACTGTATCATCGGCTCGATGATGTCACGGTCAATGTTTAGAAGTACTTGCTTTATGCCCTTAGCGGCGTTGCCCATAAGCATAGACAACCCGCCGAGTGTACGGCCTGCGCCTGCTACTTGTGGGCTACCTAGTACATACGCCGGAACTTGGCTAAAGTCGTCCGCCAATTTCATGTAATAAGCAAAGGCTTCGAGTAACTGAGCTGCAACGTTGGGCACTAGCTTAAACTTAAGCGCCTCACCGTTCTGCCCTGAATAGTCTGGCTTAACGCTGTATATCCGAAAAGGTTCGACTTCTGTAGGATTTTCTCCTGCCTCAAACCGCTCTACTACTGCTTCTGCAATCGGACCTGCTGAATACGCAAAGTTACGTAAGGCAGCGCGCATAGACGCGTTGGCCATGCGCTCAATATCGCGAACTAAATCTACAGTACCGTTACCGGCAAATGTGCCGGGTATCTTACTGAACGATGTACCATACACCGGCCTAACTAGTAGCGGGTGCGTGTTCAACACTGCACGTATGCATACGTCGTCTATAACCCATACTTCGCTTTCGTAATGCTGCTGAACATCTGGAATGATAACGCCGTTGTCAGCCAGTAATTCTCCCGGCACAAGACCATTCATTACAAGAACTTCAACTAAGTTGCCGCTAAAAAGCGTTTCTTCTTTCTCTTCAAGGTCGTCTCGACTGCTGTCTCCGTTAGCTTCTAACGAAAACCCGTGTCTATAACTATCGAGGACGTTTCTGATTGCTTCTTCATTGAAACCGGGGAGGCCGATACAATTGTGCAACTGTGCGTGCCCCATCCGTGCCCGATGTATGAAATATTCACCATCCTGCGGATTTGTGGAGTCGGGGGACCAGAAACAGTCGAATGGAGAAATTGCTTTGACACTCCATACGGGCTGTTGGGAAACTCTATACTTATCTCCGTCCCACCGTCCCACGGGCTTGGATGTAATGACAGGCGCGCGGAGTACCGAAAAGGGAAAGACAGTGAGGTTGTGTATGAACGCAGCAAACTCATTCCTCCAGCCGCCTTCAATAAGTTGGTCTTCGATATGCTTTTCCATACCAGAAGCCGCGCGCTCTGCCTGAGCTTGAGCGTACTTTAGCGTAGCGGTTTTAAGCTCTTTAGCTTTGTCTATTAGCATAGACATGTCTTGCATGTCGCCCATTGCGGCAAGCTCATCTTCAAGCATGTCTACTACTTGTTCTTTCATCCACTCAGGCAGCTCCGGAATCGGAGTAGTTTTGAGAGTGAACGGTTTATCTATAGAACTCAGCAGGATATCAGTGATCCACGATTCCGCGCCTTTGCTTTTGAGGTCGCAGATTCCAACGTATATGTCTATCCCTTTGTGCAAGTCCAGCTCTTCTTGCGTATACTCCCGCTTTTTAGCGCGAAGGCATGCTTCGAGTCTACGCCCTAGCCCTATTTCAGTCCTGTGCTGCTCGGCTATATTAAACTTCTGCCGTACATAACGTCCTAAAGCCTGCTCTATAGCAAGCTGAGATATGTGAGCATCATACGCCGAGAAGGCGTCATTCGACTCAGGGGTTTCGGACGTTTGCACCATTTGCCTTTCTCTCTAAATCTTCTAAAGCGATTATGCAACTACGGTACGCCCCAGCGGCGTAGATGTAAAACATTATAGCTTCTTCGTCAGTCTTTGATCTGCTGACCGGAGGAAACGGCAACACTGGGTTGGCCACAACTGTCGGACAAGTTTTCTCCTCGGGCAATTCGTTCCGCTTGTTCCAGTATGCACAACTCGTCAGCATCAAGCTGGCGAGGCTCACGACTGATACCGCTGCTAATTTTCGCATTCTGCACCGCCTGTTGTAAGACTCCAAACTGGGTAGCGTATTGCCTGTCGGACTGCGCGTTGTTCTGAAGTATCCTATCTAGACTTTGTGATTTTTCAGACTCTAGCGTAGCTTTAAAGTTAGTAAACTCTATATCTTTTTTAAGCAGTCTTGCTTCGTACCTAATGTCTTGTATAGTCCAAGCACCAACAGCTCCTGCTAGAATTCCGACAGCAGCTAGGCCAGCGCAAAGTTTCTTCATCAGACCAGCAGTAGGTACTTTTGCGACTGTTGTTATCACGTTATACTCCCTTCTCTTTGTAGACTCTGAACCTGCCCCATGCAGCTAACGCAATGCCGGCAAGTGTCAAAAGCACAAAAACGGTTTGTATAAGTTCGCTCTTGTCCGCCAGAGGCGCCATCTGCGTTGCCATGGTGCTGGCTTCTGCGCCGAGAACGCCTACTGTAGTGACCGCCAAGCCCGCATTAGTGGCAGACCTCACAGGGTAGCGGGGGTCTTGCTGCGGCGCGTCTCCAGACGGCTGTGGGGAGCCCATGGAGAGGAGCATGCCCTGCTCGAAGAGTCCTCGCTCTTTTGCGCGGCGAGCGACGAGACCCGGCGCGACTTCCATTTTCTTAGTGACAGGATTCCTGACATGTACCCAGCGGGTAAACTGCTCAGCCGCTCCAACTAAATTACCAGCATTCAGTTTCTTCAATAGCGTAGAGGTAGTAAACTGCCCGCAGCCGAAATTGAACACGAAGCTAACCAGAGCATCGAATATTTGCTGGTTTATCTTTACGGTGACTTTATCGTTAACGCACTGTTCGCAGACTATTATGTCTCGGGACAGCAAGTTATCGGCCTGCTCTTGGTCTATCCGCATACCTTTCTTGGCGGTGCGAGTATGGCCGTACCCTATAGTCCATTTACCGCCCGGACACACGTACGCCGAGAGTCGCAACCCCTCGGCGTTTTTTATCATGTTACGAGCTATTTCGCTTGTTCTGTGCATGGCTTATCCCGTGGCTGCTGAGAACGCCTTCTAGGTTATTTACTAAACACTCAAGCTCGTTTATGTAGTCTTCCCGTTCTTTCAGCTTTTTGACAAGTTCGTCTCTAAGCATTGTGTTAACAGTGAGTGTAGTGCGTATCTCGTTGACTACTTGAAACACAAACTTATACGTAATGTACAGTAGTCCAAGAGTGACTATCAGTAATGTCGTATTCAGTGGAGCCCGTGCTAAAAACTCCAGCCACTCAGCGATGTCGTTCGGTTCCATAGCGGGCTTGACGGCTGTCGTGGCGTAAGTATACTAACAACGGGGCTGCACGGCTACCACGGCTTGAGGACCTTTCCCCCCGTTCTCAGCCGGCCCGCAGGTGTTCAAGGCGCTAAGCCTATCAGGGCGGACACAAGAGTAGCGCCGGACGCGTAACCGGCATTATTCGGCGTTTCTTTTCACGTCCGATATGTCGTCTGCTATCACTTTAAGCACGCCCATATGGCCGAACGTGTAGCAGTCCCCAAGCACGTACGTAGTGAACCCTCCCACGTCCTCGACGATTAACAGCACGCTTTCTGGTGCTCTTTCTCCTACATGCTCGCGCATTATATCCGTAACTTCTTCCGTAAAATCGCGTACTTTTGGATTCTTAAACTTGACGACGTTAGTCACTACGAGCCCTCATTTGTGTATGCGAAGTGGTTGAAGCATATCACGCCCAAGCGTAGCCCTGTGCAACCCGTTTTTCCCCGCCTCGCTGGTTAGGTACTCCCGCAAACCCGAACCTAATATACAAGCACAGGTACTGCAAGGCGTCAGCGATGTGCGAGTAGGGATTGAGTTTGTCTGGTTTTTCACGGTGCTGCGCAGAGTTCGATAGCTTGGCGTAACAATACCCCCCAGCAAGAGCCTCTCTAAGCATACGTAGTCTAGGATCGAGTATAACACCGCTAGTCCTATTGAGGAAATAGTCTACTGCTTCTTTGCGCGTCTGAAAAGCGTTATTGCCTATCGGACGTACCATGATTCCTCTAGAGCGCACCACGTCTAGCGGCGTTCGTTTGTCAAGACCTGAGCGCCCTCGTCCTGCCGGATCACCAACAGCCTCTATCTTAAACCCATTGTACTTATTACGTAACAGCGGCACTACGTAGTCGTCCATGAACGACTCTAAGTCTTCGTTTTCAGGGCTAAACTCATCTAGTATGTGCAGTCTGCCCATTGGACTCAGTTGAGCCGCGACCATTGCTGGGTTTAGCCCCCAGTCAAACCCTAAAATCAGCGGTATTCCTCGGTTTGGTATCAGTGGTTCTTTAGCTACATGAAGCGATTCTTGATATTGCGGGAACACTGGCAAGCCATGCCGCACCATGCCGTACTCGTTGCCAAGAAAAACTCGGATTTCATCTTCAGACAGGCGTTTTAGCTGTTCGGTGTAGTAGTCATCCGGTAAATGGCCGAGGTTTTCTGCTTCAATGTTAGGAGTCCACGTTTTTGTCTCGTAGTCGTAGTACACCGCAGGCGGGTACTTGAACAGTTTGGAGACCTTCGGATTTGGTTTTTTGTTTTCAAACTCATCGTACAGCCAGTGGCTAGTTCTTGGCGGGTTTGTGTCAGCAATTACGCCTTTCCAAGTCGGTCCATAGAGCCGTTTTCCGTTCGCGTCTTTAACTGTTTGTGGAAAACGCAGGCGAGTAAATATTCTTTCAAAGATTGCTCGGTTAATTTCAGAGGCTTCGTTCAGCCATGCCCCTGTATATTCAGACGAAAGCAGTTTGTTAGCGTCTTCTGGCCTATCAAGCGCCATGAATATAAAACGAGCGTCTATTTTCGTACCGTCTCCGGACGGATGAGGGCAGTTTATTCGCCCTTCAATGGGGTAGTCATACGTTATTTTACATATCGAAGGCGGTACCCACTTAACAAAGGTCTCAACTGTCGTCGATTCCAGCATTGGATACGTATTTCGGACGATTAACCACTTGCTTTCGCGCACGTCGTTGGCGTTTGGCTCTTGCGCTAGTGCACGAAACAACAGTTCCATAACGCAAGCTACGGATTTACCGCATCCCACAGGGCCAAACAGGCACCGAAAGCCGGCATCAGAGTCGTGGAACTCTGATCCTGTGGGGGTTGCCGAGTAGTTTATGGAGTTTTCGACAGGCTTTTGCGCTACTGCGTGCTTAGGCTTCGCCATATGCGTCCGCTTCTAAGTCTATCACGTTTTTCTCTTTGCGGTTAAACGAAACATTAAGCACAAAAGGTGCTGTAGTGGTGCCTTTTATTTCTCGGCGCTCGCTAAACAAGTCTTTGTTGTACGACTTGGCCATGAATCGCATATGCTCGGCCATTGCCGACGCGCGTGCAACGTCGGCTTTTGAGTGTATGTCGGCGTTTTCAAGGTCGTCAATAGCCTTAAATGCAAACTCTTCACCTGCTACTTCAAGCGCTAGGTTGTACGCTTCAAGTTTTTCAGGATCAGATTTTATCCACCTCTTCAGCGTTATAGGGCTGAGTTGTAGATAGTTTGACACGTCGCGGGTACTAACGCCATAAGCGAGCATTTCTGCTATACGGCCCATGGTGACTTCTTCTAAATACTGCTCTGGTATTAAGTGTCTAGCAGGGAAGTTATACAATCCTTCGGGCGCAAAGCCGCTTAACGTCACGTAGCTTGTGAGCGTTTTACTTGATCTGAGAGGGGCGAGTTGCTTAGCCATGGCGTTATATTACGCGGGCTGCTACAAAAAATCAATAGGGTAGGGTCGCGGTCCTTGTGGGGGGTAGGTTTAGTTGGTTGATGTTTACGGTGCCGTTTTCCGGGATGTCGGAGTTATAGGGGTGTGGGTGTTGGACGCCGGCGCGCCGGGGGTGCTTGGTCCGCATAGGGGTACCAGCCGCCACCCTACAAACCGCACCACAAACGACACAACAAACGACACAACAAAACCAGCAACCAGAACATAAATTCAATAAAGTAAAATTCTGGAAACGTCATGGCACAATCCAATGCGATCCGGTTGCCAAATGCATAGCAATTCACGTAACAGAATTCAGGTATTCAGGCAATAAAAAACCCGCGCCGAATTCGGCGCGGGTTTGGTTGAACTACTTGCCGTTAAATGCGAACGCCGAGGGACTTCTCGCCGGGAGCCGCTGCGATAACGGCAGGCGGTTTGCCTTCAAGCAATGCTTGCTTGAAACGTCGTGCCAGAGCCAGAACAACGCGCTGCCGGTCCGGATCGATCATCGCGCGCCCCTTGACGTAGATTTCGGGCTGATTGTCGGACGTGAGTGCATCGGCCAACATCAGCACGAAGCTACGCGGAGCGAGCATTGCGCCGGTCGGCGAACGCGGAAGCTTGTCATCAGCAGCATAAACCGACGGAAGCCACGCAGAACCGGCCAGGAAGCAGGCTTTGAAACCAGTGTTGCGCGATTCGCCGAGATTGACAGTCTTAGCATCGATCAACTTTTGGAGATTGACAGCAAGGTCGATTGGCGGTTCGCCGTCTTTGGTAACGCGGGTGAGAGTAGCGCGAGCGTTCATGTTGACATCCTCAACAGCGTGGCGGGATTGCCACGGAACAGACTTTACCAGAACGCGCTAGCGATGCAACAGGGAAGCAGAATCCGTTAAGCGTCTGTTCAGGAAGCTGAACCGCCATGGTTGGCGCAGTGCGCGACTTGTAGCCGCCTATAACGTATTACACAATGCACGCATACATATTACGCGTTATCGAAACTATACGGCAAAATTACAGCGTCATACCAGAAGTGCAGTTCGTCATTCACACACTGTTGCCGAGTCTTCACATTACTTTAATGTAATGCCTAACCGTAGCTGAACGGCGCAAGAGGCTGTGTAATGCCTATTGTAACTGTAATTGTAATATTTATGCGTCTCTTTTAAACAACAGAAGTGCAGTACAGGCCCGCAACTTGTTGAATTTGTTCAGGAAAAAATACATGAACTCAATTTCCCTACACGTTTCCAAGATAAACATTACATTCAGGTTCAAAATAGGCTTAAGGATCAAGTGGTTGGAAAAGTGTAATGCTTAAAAGTTGGAACACCCCCCTACATGAGCATGAAGTATTTTTCATATGATTTTTTCTTTGTCTTACTTACTATTCTATCTATAAAATTACAATAGACATTACTGGCCTCTCGGCCTCCAGCCCGCACCACTGCGCACTCGAAAATGAACAAATCCCCCACACTACGCTCATCACTGTAATACCTATTACACTCAACTCTCATCACTCCCTTTGCGGCCCAAACTCACCCCGCTCCATCCTGTTGATTTCATTAGCATTCCATCTTCCGCGCCATCCAAGCACCGAACTCCACTTCCTACATCGTTTTCTGACGCACTCCACTTCCCATTTCCACGCGCTTTTCACACCACCTGCACATCTTCTTCACGCCCGCCGCATCTAACTCATTGATTCTATTGGCTCACCCTTCCTCACAACTCTGGACACCTGTCTAATTCCCAATGGAGACCGAACTCGATTGCATCTGTTTGCCTAAGTCGTTGATTTCGTTGAAGTTATAGCATTACAGTTCCAACTGGGAAATGGGACCGGAAATAGACTTCACATGAACCATGGACAACCTGATCCCGGCCTAACCCATTGATCTTGAACGCTTTCACATATTTTTAACGCATTCTTAACGGAATACACGAACCAAACTTCGTGTTACAAAGCGCAACACCTCGCGCGCAGCGCGCGCTCGCGGGGCTGGCGTTCAGCCGCCGTTCAGCCAAGGTCTGGCAGGATTGCGGAGCCAGCCAATCCCTGTATAGGAAACTGTAATACAACCCACAAAGGAGCAGTCATGCGTTTTTGCAATGAACGCGTAGTCAAACACGCCACGATTAGCCCAGCTTATGGTAATGACTACTATAGTGAGCAGGACGCAATCAAGGCGTTTATGGACGGGTCTGGTTTTGTGGCACACGATATTGACGGTACAGCGTGGATGGGTGCTTACGTCTGCGTAGCGGACTGCGATCTGGACGCGGTTATCGAGCTGCGCTACAATAAAATGAAATCGGTGACTGTGCTCTCACCCAAAGGAGTAACCAAATGAACTCGCCGACACCTGAAGAGGTCGAACGTGGCTTAACGGACGAACATTTTTATGTTCGTTGCGCTTGGGTTCGCAAAACAGATTTCACTCCTACACTTGAACAAGTCGAACGCGGCTTAACTGACGAGCATCTTGGCGTTCGTCAGGCTTGGAGTTATAGAACAGATTTCACCCCAACACCCGAACAAGTCGAACGCGGCTTGACTGACGAACATTGGTTTGTTCGTTACGCTTGGGCTCTTAGGAAAGATTTCACTCCTACACTTGAACAAGTCGAGCGTGGGTTGGCCGACAAAGACTGGCCGGTGCATCGAGCATGGCTTCGTAGAGCTGAGAACACATGACTAACAGGTTTGTATATCTGAACGATGCCGGCTGCGTAAGCAAAATATCTTGCCCAACAGACGATTGGGCAGCACTACGCGCATACAGTGCGCTTAAAGATTGTAGGAGACATGTGCGCGTAGTCGGCGTTATTACGTATCAGATAGGTTCAAATTTCCTGACTAATAGCTCAGACATAAGATCCCGCCATAATTCGAGCTTTATCCGCGCTCACTGGGCATCCATAGCTTTCTATCGCACGGAGGTTATCTTCTAGTGAAGCATTCTGTGCGGTACGTGATATCTAGCTCTCCAATATCTACGGTTGATGCTTGGGCGTGGTGCAGTGTGCAATGGGAGGTAGGAGGCTCGTGCAGCGGCTGGGTCAAGTTCCACTGCTGTAGTGTAATAGAGATTAGGAAGCAAACACGCACAAACGCTGGTATTGAAGTAGGAGGTTTTTCTGTGTATGACTCGTCCCGTATGCCCCCGTACTAATGAAAATACAAACGAAACCAGAGACAGAGACTAGGATAGTCAAGCAAGCGCGCGGTACAATTTCGGCTAGTTATCACTTAAATACCACATCTTGCATACTTCGCAACCAGAACCCGTACGCAACAAGGTCTTCAATAAGACACGGGCGAACCACTTTCTTTACTTCATGCAGCAAACTTAAGTCAAGCATGGATACTTTGTATGGTTTCTCTTTTGGGTTCGATTTTTTCAATAAGACAAGGGTGAAGCCGTGAAGTTCGCAGAGCCGATGGCTTATCAAGGCAGATTTTGCTTCGGAGTATCCAAGATAGGCAATAACCAACGATCCAGCGTCCTCGGCGTACCGGCTGCTCACATGTCAAAAACAGGCTTTATATCATCGTGCGGGCCCGATATTACGTCTAAGTATGTGGAGCCAGTAGGCCACTACTATGGATATAGATGGTTTAGGCAAGCGTGGATACTCTGTCGATGAAGACACTCCATACTACATCGCTCAAGACAGGTTCGCACTCATCTGTTTGTGTAAGAAGTAGAATACGCTGTGACATAGATGGTAAACCTTTTGCTACTATAAGTAGCCAAGGCAGCGTAGGTCTGATCGCTGTAAAAAATCGATATCATATCTGCGGCCACATTAGTCTCGGTCGAAACTCCTTCAATCCCGCCCCCGTCTATGGCTATAGAAGGTCTTTGCAGAACGTATGAAAGCTCCGCTTAAAATAGCCCACTATTTAACTTCAGAGAGTATTTCGTATGTAGGCTTTCACATACACGCCGGCATATATACGAAATGCGCTGCGCATGCTACAGAATCGGCAATATACACCCGCGTCAACCCGAATACAGAGTCGCGGGTTTTACAAGAAGACATAGGGTCTATTTGTTTAGGCGACGTAGGGCCGTATACACAGGGCCGTAGATTTGACGTAAGCGAGTTTGATATCGGCGACAAGGGTGATCGCTATGCCGCATAAGGGCTCTTCGTTTTCTACGAATATGGACGCCTCAAAAGGGTCTTATTCTTCAATAAAGGGGCATAGGCAGTCTCGCATTCATCATGTAAGTAGTGATGGAATGCATTTTCGTCGCAGCATCGTGCATGACAATTACCGTAGTTGGATAGACAATGAAGTCGTGGCAAGAATACGCCTAAAGTACAGGTCTACGATAAACCAGTGAGTAAGTAAATGCGGAAACTTGAAGACTACCGCTCAGGAAGATTTACAGTACTTTTTCTACATAAAATTATGTGGGAGTACGAGACTTCTATATACTGCGGCGTGCATCAAGGGCACTACAATGAGTCTTGGATATCGGGAAACAGAAAAACGTGGTTAATTTGCGACGGATTTACTGTTTTTGCCTCTGATTTACAAGGCGACCGCTCACATAGTTGCAGTAGGGTAGTATAACATGAAACTCGTTCTCTCAGAAGCGAATTGCGGGGCGCTGCATGTGGTCTCGGGCATCACTTACGGGGACGGCACTATCAAGTTCCACAGACATGAGTCCCAAATACAAATAGGCCCAATAACGTCGTTAGTTTGCGCTAACATAAAAAGTAGTAGGTCAGGCAGCCGTTCATGGATACGATACCGCGATGTCACGCTAGTGCATCTGTGGGAGACTTCGGGTCTGATGCATACGTAAGATTTCAGAGGTAAGTTGAGTGAAAATAGTACTGAGTACAGCTCGCCCGTTTAGCGTAAATAAATTTAGTACTGCTTCCGCCATCAAAATAAGTAGAAGTATTATACTTTGCTATTCGTATAGGTCAGCACAAAAATCGCACTGCGGAAGCCATAGCAGATCGTGGGTATCAGATAGGGACCTGTGTCAGGTTGTCTCCAGTAATGGGCTTTGGGAGTCTTCGGGGATTGGCTACGTATGAAACTGATCCTTAGAACGGCCGCAGGTGAGCCGCTGCCGCTGCGCGTGCGCGGTAGATCGTCCGTGCTCTATTACTCAGATTCTTGGGTGTTTGATGAGAACGGACTTGGATATATGGAAAAGTACTCTACCGCAGATTCCTATTCTAGAAGCCATATTAACGGTGCAGGTATAGTCAGTTTTAAGCTGATGGAAATATCAGAGGTAGATTGCGAATGAAACTGATCCTTAAATCAACTATATCTCACGACGGCTACTGTAGCTTTTCTCACATAAATACCAAGAGTAGAGTTTCTGTTTGGGCTACTGCGGATAGAAAAAGCTATTCGTATGTAATCAATCACATCCGGTCTTTTATCGGTTCTAGAGACACTACTTGTCTTGTAAAACACCCAAGAGACAGCCTGCTAGAAATATCAGAGATAGATTGCTAATGAAACTGATTCTTATATACAGCGCAGCAAGCAGAGGAAAACCGTTCTCATCAGCAAGCTACATGTCAGAAAGGCAGAGTTTACGCCGCTTCTGATATACGCAAGTGTAGCAACGGGCGATCTAGTAGGTCGTGGATCATTTTCGCAGACACGGCGTCTATCCAGCAGTCCGTGGGTTTCTATTTGGAAATCGGATCGGTAGAAAACATATGAAGTATATCCTTACAACATGCCTATCTGGTGACGGCATAGCTTTCTCTATATACTATACACTGAACATGCGCGCTAGTATGTCTATTAGGTCTACTATAAACACTGGCAGCCGGATTCATACTGCTTCTGAGACCCGCAAAATTAATTACGCGCGACGAAGTAGATCGTGGGTTAGGTCCGCAGATATAGTGTCAGTTGTACAGGCCGGTTCTCGTCTGCAAATTAGCTCAATAAAAAACATATGAAATATATCCTTGCAGCATGCCTATCTAATGGCATGGAGAAACGCTCCAACGTTAAAGTAAGAGACACATTTAATTCCATATCAATGATAAAGTGCGCATCTTCGTTTCACCGAGTGTCTAGATTAAATAAATTTTGCGGAAAACAGTACGATAGGTCGTGGGCTAGTTTCACAGACACAACAGGCATGCGAGTTTCGGGTTTTCGTTTAGAAATAAGCACGATGAAAGTAACATGAGCCTATATCTTGAGGCATTATTGATGCGCGAAGCGAAGGCTTCTTCAGAACTGTACATAGGAACTACGCACTATCGTAGAGCAATACTAAAGACTCAACACGCATACCGCACCGTATCTAAGTTATGCACTCGTGGCGTAAAGATCTACGATAGGTCGTCGGCTGTTTCCACGGATACAGCAAGTATCAAAAGCAGCGGGTTCTGGATTTTAAGGCACTGCACGATCATTTATTAGAACGTGGGTTAGTTTTCGGGATATTGTCGGTATATACGCCAATAGATTCTATGTAGAAATCAGCTCAGTGAAAATTGTATGAAACTTGTTATTAGTGGATGCGGAACAAACAGAGGAAGAACTTTTGCCGTGCTGTATATAGTAGGCAAACGCTTTTCTAAGTCTTCAGTAATGGTCGGCCCAAGAAGTTACGACTGTTCTCAACTGCGAAAATACAACGCACGTCCACGTAGTATATCCTGGGTTGATGTTACGGATGTTGTTGGCATGGAAGTAAATGGGTTTCTTTTAGAAATCAGCTCAGTGAGAATTGTATGAAACTAATTATAAAAAGAGCCGCACCCGCCGATGGAGAAACTTGTTCAAGAATCTGTACGTATTGGCTCGTATGCGATGAATCAATCATTACCACTAGGCAGATACATAGAGACGCTTGCCGGATACTAATATCTAACACAGCAGCATCGGATAGAACTTGGATACGTGGCATCGATACTTTAGCCATGCGTTTAGATCGTGGGTTACGGACAGAGATTTCATCGGTGAAAATATGAACCCAGCGCTGAAAGAAGGCATGACAGGCTTTTCTGTAACGATTGAATCTTGGGTTTGTATAGACAAGCGTAAATTCTTATGGACTTCGAGCATAGGTCAACTACATGCGTCTGTCGCTAATGCGCGTTACGCTGGGTATTACACGACGTATGTAGGCCGAAGTAAAACCGGTAGTTTTTTAGTTCGTAAGCACAAAACACCTATTATGGTTTGTGAAGTTTCGTGTGTTTAGTAGGAGGCTTGTATGCTAGACTTCTTGTGTAGTGTTCTAGGTTTCGTTTTCTACTTTATAGAATTTTTTGTAATGCTAGGGCTAGCACTCTGGCTTATGCACAAAGAAGAGTTGTAAGCCGCTATGAAAATGATATGTAAGTTCTACATAAGACGCGGATATCGTTTTTCTAAAGTAAACGACTGTAAAGATGTAGACATAATTGGTTTTAGCCACGGAGATTATACGTGGCGGACACGCAATTCGTTTAGAGGATGGGTTTGCCATCTTGACGCCAGAATCACTGACGTAACATCACTGCAAATAAATGGAGAGTGGTTTGAATCGTCAAGCATTATCGAATACGATTACTTCTAAGGAGATCGCTATGGAAAACACAAGCAGTTTTGTTGTGGTAGAAAACGAGAGTTCTAACCTTGAGGTGTATCACGCATACGACAGTCTGTCTAAAGCCCGTACGGCGGCAAAGGAAGCCGCTGTAGAATTTCCTGGGCGTGAGTTTCGGGTCTATGAACTGAAGGCTACATTTTCTGCGGCGATCACAGTTAAGGAGACATGACGTGACTTACAGCCATGCAGAAAGCATAACTGTAGACGGCTTAGAATGCAATTTGCGTATATATCAATCCGATAACCGAAGCGTTGAGGACTACGCTTGCAAAACAAAAAGTAAGAAAGCATGCTACGAGGTAGTTATTGGAAAAGATCGCAGCGGTTCGTATGTTGTTGACGCCCGACAGATGGTTAGTGACTTTCGTGAAACGGGTATGTCTGGCTGGGAAGCGCACGTCGCAACACTTAACCATATAAACTACCTCAAGGCTTTGTATAACGGCAACATAACAGAGTACATAATGCAGGCCGAATTTATCGACCCTCTACACAACGAGTTTATTTCAGACGATTCTGAGTTCTTTGAATACGGGCATTATTACTGCCTAGATGCGGAAGGTTTCGGTAGGACGGGGGAAGTCACGTATAACGAAAACAACGCCATCGCGCTATGCAAAGACGCGATAGGTAAAGCCATAAGAGACGCCATCGATAACAGAGCATGGCATTTATGCCACTGGTTTCGTGCCAAAATGGGCAACCGTAAATTTTTAGGATATCTATGAAGACTTCAGCTAAAAAGGCATCCCGAGCTTTTCTGTTGCACAATTTGTTTGGCACTAAGCGGGACTCTTGCACTAGCAGAGGCAACGCACTCTATTCGTACACCACTGCAATAGCCGCATGGAAGGGGCCTATTCTGATAGTGAATGAATCGAAGTACAGCGCCACTACTTCGAGGCACCAACACGCCCTTCGTTTGGAACTATCCTATTCCGCTCCGGAATTAGTTATTAAGGTAAACGATATCAGGATGGGTTCCGACAGACACGACTTAATCAATGCAGCTCTGGAAGCCGTCGATAAGATGGACAGTAGTGCTTACGATGTAGACACGATTAAATATGACCTGATGAATGGATAACGCGGGCTCGCGAGCGCGCTGCACGCAAGCGCGGGGCGTCGGTTCAGCGTCGGTTCAGGTGGTACGTGGGATGCTTGTCCGGTCGCTGCGGCGGCAGTAATCAACATAATCTGAGGAGATTAATATGCAGGTCTTTGTGATGGTTAGTGACGGCAGGTTTTTCTACAGCGGGTATTTTCGTCTTTCTGACGAATGGGTTGAAGAGGTCGAGATTGGCGGTATTACCGACAAATTTGCCGCACTGCACTGCATCGGAAGTTCAGACAAAATCATACTAGAAAACGTTGCTGTACATGACACGGTTGCTGTACGGAAAGACGGGAAGTCTATCGGCAAAGTGACAATGCGCTTCGATAACATGGTAGTTAAAGCCTGTACAGCGACCACAGATTTTGAGCTGGTGTCTCACGAAGAGTTCGATCAGATCCGTGACAGTTCGTATTCAACTACTTCAGAAGAGGGGAAGTTTCATGCTTAATGATATCACAGGTCACGCGGCGCTTATTGAGCGTCTTATGGTTGCGGCTACGGCCTGCAAGTCGCTTATTATTGCCGGCCCTAACGGTGTTGGCAAGACCAGCGCAGTGCACCAGCTTGGTTCTTTGATGGGGCGTAATGTTGAGACGTTTCTTGGGCCGGCAATTAGCCCTGAGACGTTTGGCATGAACGTTCCCAGTAAGGGTTTCGATCAGTACCGGTACGTGTTCAACAATCGGTTCATGGATGCGCCGGAAAACACGATCTTCCTGATTGACGAATACAGTTTTATGCCGCCAACAATCCAAGCGTTGACTGGCGAGTTGACCGCCAACAAGACCATCAATGGTAAGCCGCTGCCGAAAGGCTCGATGATTGTTCTTACCGCCAATCGGGTCGGCGACACTGCCGGTGTCCACCCTGTTAGTCGGCTTATCAACACCCGCTGTCCGACGATCACATACTACGGCCCTACTGAGGCTGAGTACATCGGCGACGACAAAACGGCGGGCTACATGCGAACCCACGGCCATCCGGCTGTTGTGACGGCGCTTTCCTACAATCCTGAAATGATCCATTTTCTTAAGGGAGCGTACCCGGCTGTTGAACAGAAGGCCGATAAGCTCCCTACGCATCGTGGATGGGTCGAATGCAGCGCGGAACTTAAAGCAGCCGAACTGCTGCTTGCTGCCGGTAAGATCAAGTCTCTCAATCGCATGGGAATTATTGCTAGCCATGTCGGGGACAAGGCGGCAGCAAAGTGCGAAGCCATCATTCGTCTCTGGCAAGAACTTCCTGATTTCGGGAAGATTGAAGTTTCGGAGCTGGGCACGATGGCTATTCCGAAGAACGCCATTGTTCGTAGTTTGATTGTAAGTCAGGTAGTAGATTTGGCAAGAGAGCCCGTTGTTGAACGGCTCTCGCCATTTATTGGCCGGTTTCCGGCTGAGGAGCAGAAAGTGATGTGGACGCAGTTGATCGCCAAGTCTACTCACTTCAGTAGCACTAATGCGTTTCAGAAGTTCAGCAGTTCAGTTGGCCAGTACCTCAATCACTAACGCAGTACCTCAACCACCAACGCAGGAGTACACAAACATGCTCAAGAACATCAACGTAGGCAACGTGCAAGAAGAGATCGGTCCACTCAACGTCGGCGACCCGAACATCGGCGACTCGATCTGGATTGACACCGATCGGTTCTTTTACATCGGTCGTTACCGCGGTCGTAGTGAGGACGGTCAGTTCTGGATTCTTGACCGTGCCAGCATGGTGATCCAGATGGGCATTGTCACCAAGGCAACTACCGAAGGTACTTCGTCCCTTAACGAAGTCCATCCGTTTGCCACGCCGTTCTATGCCGTCCGCTACAGCACCGTTACTGGCTGGCGGGTGTTCCCGCATGAGCTGCCGAGCCAACCAATCAGCCGAAGCTCGTAAGATCGTAGCCTGTATAGCGGGAGACTAGTCTCCCGCTATACTTCGGAGGACGCATGTGGTATACTAGCGATATTGTAGTTGAAGATGACTTCGACGGTACTAAGGTAGCCTATTGCATGTCAGCTATCTGCTACAGCGTAGCTTCTGCGGTTTCTTTTATTAGAGCCTACGACGGACTCTGCGGGGAAGCCGTGCTCGTAGATGAACGAGGCCAACTCGATGCGCCAATTCTAGCGAAGCAAGACAACCCAGTGCCGGCAACCGGCACCGGCATCACACGCATAAGATACTGGAGCTAGTAATGTACAACGAATTTACTAAGGCTTTGTTTGCTGTGTTGCAGATCAACCCTGTCGTGTACGGGTTTTGTAAGCTGCTTCCGTTAGAAATGTCTGAGGACATTCCGACTGCGGCCCTCAATGGCCGAGTTGTAAAAATCAACCCAAAATTCTGGAGCGATCTTGATACTGATTCAAGAGCGTTCGTCATTGCCCATGAAGCCATGCATATCGCATGGGATTTCTTCGGGCGGTTAGGTATGCGGAACAAGATGATTTTTAATGCCGCACAAGACCTAGTCATTAACGAGTTTTTATCTGCCAACAACTTCAAGTTCACAGGCAATTACGATTTAATTACAGCCAAAGATTTCCCTGACTTGCAGTACGACTCTAATCGGCATTCAAGCGAAGTTGTCTACGACTGGCTTATTCGCAACAGGCCGAATCTCGCGAAGCAGATGGCCGATAAGGTCTTGGATGGTTGTGGTCAAGAACCCCAGCCCGGTGATGGTGGCCCTCTCACCCCGCAGGAGGTCGAGGATTTGCGTATGGCGGTGCAGGGTGTTATCGTCGGTAGTCCTCCCGGAACGCTGCCTAGCGAGCTTGTACGGGCCGTAGAATCGGCATGGGTGCCGGCCCACGACTGGCGCACTGAACTGTCCAGATACTTCAACCAGCTAGCGCCAGATGACTACAGCCTTAAAAAGTTCTCTATGAACAACCTAGCTGTGACAGGGGCGCTTACGCCTACGTTGAACACTCCCGGCCTTACTACTATCGGGGTTGTCTTCGATACCAGCGGGTCTATGTCAGACCTGTATAGCGAGGTAGTAGGCCATGTCCAAGAAATACTCAGTCAAATATCCGTGGCTAAAGTCATCCGGATTGACGCCGATACAAACGTCGCCTTTGAAGAAGAGACCACAGGCCCCGGCCTTGTGGCTACTGACTTTCGATTCCATGGAGGCGGCGGTACTTGTTTCAGAGAAGCTATCCAACGCATGGAGCATTATAGCCCTGACGTGGTGGTGTATATCACTGACGGTCACGGAACTTTTCCAGACAATCCTCCACCGTACCCGCTAGTCTGGCTCGACTTGTTGGGCACTGTTGAGTACCCATTCGGGGATGTGGTGCGATGCAAAACCTGAAGATGGTCATAATAGAATACGTTGTTCTGTTACTTGTGGGTATCTTTGCCTACGAAGCTGTCAACAGCTTCGTAGTAGCTGTTACAACTATGGTTGTTGTGGCTTTTCTAGGCGTGGCGCACTACCTTGACGGTCGAAGTAAAGGATTTCTTGCAGGGTACAACGAAGCAATTAACGCCATAGAAAAGAAACTAGCTAGATAACGTAGGGCCTGTAGCTCAAGGGTTAGAGCGTCCGCCTCATAAGCGGTTGGTTCTCGGTTCAAGTCCGGGCAGGCCCACCATAGGTGACACATGTTCGACTGCAAGCCACCGCATTTCAAAGTGATGCGTTCTGAAATAGTAAATTCGCGGGCTTGCACTGCGAGTTCAGTATGTTTACGGGTATCTACAGACTATTGGGAAGAGCTATACCATTCAACAGTACGGCATCGACTAACAGGCAGCCTTGCTTCGCTTCCTACCGGTTTTAAGTCTATGATTTTTACAAGATCGGGGTCATGGATAACGTACTTATGACGATGCAGGTGTGAGGTAGGTACTATGTTCGACTGCAAGCCGGCGCACTACAACGTCTTTCGGTCTAGTATACGACTACTGCATACAAGGTCTATTTCAAGTTGTGTGACTATAAAGACTGTTAGGCAGCTCATAGTATACGGGCACTATTCAGCGATATTGTTTGATCCTCAAACGACCAGCGGTATATCAAACACTTATGCTGGCCTTAAAAGCATAATTGTTGGAACGAATGCATCATGGAAAGCAAGCAGGCTGCTGACTCCTCCCCGACACCGGTAGGGTGCCTGTACCGGTCACTATATGCCTACGGTTAAAGCGCTAGATGGGGCGTTCTTCAATGATTCACTACGGTCAGCACGCCTATCTGTATGGGTCACAAGCTACGCTTTCAACAGAAGGTACATGCTTTCAAAAGTAGACCAAGGATACACTAGAGGTAGCATAAAGCTCGTAGACGGATTAATAGAGATAAGATCCGAAACCGACTACTCTCCGTGCACATGTATCTGCATATAATCAATGGGGCTGTGATGAAATCGGTAAACATAGCAGACTTAAAATCTGCCGGCTCCCGCCTTGAGGGTTCGAGTCCCTCCAGCCCCACCACATAGGCGCTGTATGAGAAGTCGGATAGTAAAGCGGAACGGCGATAAGTCCCTACCTTTCAGCATATTTCTAGAGAGTAGGGTTGTTGGGAAGCAAGAAACGCTTATTAAATTTCATAACGAGGAGCATTTCAGATGGCAATATCAGTACATAGTTTCGAGGCTTTTAAACGAAGGGCCTCAGAAGCGTCGGACTCCAAGACGCTTGGGCAGAAATTTATGGAAGAGTTTTACGAAGCCGATCCGAGAGTTTGCAAAATGCGCGATGCGCAAGATGGGTCTAAGCTAGCAGACATACGGCGCGATATAGAAAACTGCACCAACCCAACGACTCTGTATTGGAAGTTAGTCTCAAACAATCTAGTAAGCATGGCAAGGTAATTATGGGCATTGTTTCGTTGTCAAGCTACAAAACTTCGGCAGGAGTTTTGAGGTACAGAACGTCTATAAAAAATACTAAGAGTCGCTACGCCTACTTTGTAAATTCGAGAGCGTCCGGCCATAGCTGCGCAACCCTAGCACCAAATAATAAAAGAAATACGAAGTCGGCGTCTGCTTTTATGTCTTGTGTGATACTATCAGACTTGACGTTGTACTCTAAGCAGTTAACTGCCCGCTATATAACGCAGATACGCCTATGATATTCTGGGTTTCAGAAACTAGCCGCCATAGTAAAACTCGCGTGATCTGCCACCCACAACTATCAGTGATTAACGGTACTATGATAAAAGATAGATTTCAACTGTCTCAGTTCGTTAAACACATGAACGGTGAGATCGGATTGCGTATGTTTCGTAAAAGTTTGTATCGGAAAACCGGCAGATTCACGACTTTATATACTTCATGACACAAGACATACCTTGGGTTGAGTGGTTGAAAAAACTAGGCGCTTGCCGCTCTTATGCGGATAACGCTGACGATTCTGTATCCAGCAGAACCGCTTGGGAACTATGCACAGAACCGCATAGGGTAGCGTGGTTTGCTGCTCGTCTTGGATATGTGCGTACAGTCGAGCAGATAACGGCTCCTGTTACAGCATGGTTAAGTCCGCAACCAGTAGCGGGCCTAGATTACTTCAAGGCTGCGGAGGTGTTAGCTGTGGCAGTTGCGCGATCATACGGCAAACCCGGCTATTGGGAGATTACAGAAAAAATAAAGCAAGCCGTGTCTTACGAAGACCTACATACAGCGATGAGGAAACTGTGCGATGAGTGATGAAAGTATCGGCCCTGATACCCCTGTAATGATTGAGCCAGAAGCACTGGATGCTATGGTGTTTTTCATATGTACTGGCCTTACCCTTGCTGCGAAGCACAGGCAAGCGGGTAACGAGAGTCGAGCTTTGCAGCAGTTACAAGTGATAGCGGGCTGTATGGCGGCGTACTCTAAACTGATTCCAATAATTGTCTCAGACGGCACTATAACTTGGAGCGAAATGTCGTTTGTGAAAGAAGCGTTTGAAAGAGTTAATGGAATACTGGAGACGTTTGAAAATGACAAGCCTGATCCCTCCAGCGTACATTGACGGCAAAATATGGATCGTAGCCGAGACTTTGAAGTATTTAGAAAAGCACTTCCTTATAAGTCGCATGTTGCCGCTAGAGGAGGTACTACCGTCTCAACTTTTCTCGACGGACTACACTATAAAAGCAGTGTCGCTCCTACATTCGGCCTTTGGCATGTCACAGGAAGTATACAAGTCTCTTCCAACATTATGCGGTGTGTATCAGTCTCAACAGTTATGGACAACCTCTGGTTCCGAACCGCCAATGGCGCATCAGAAAGTTACTTTGGAGTATATAACTCTTTATGACGATATATTTATCTTCAACGATCCCGGTACCGGAAAAACTCGCGCAGTAATTTGGGCGATAGATTTCCTCCAAAAGTTTGGCAACGTCAAAAAAGTCCTTATAGCAAGCCCAATATCTGTACAGCCAGAGTGGATGCGGGAGTTCTTCGTAGCAGCTCCGCATATACGAGTCGCTAATCTGTTCGGAGACAAGCAAGCTAAGCTGAAAGCTCTTGGCATAAACGCGGACGTAGACGTTATCAACCATCATGGACTTGCTGTCTTAAAAGACAAACTGATAGCAAAACAATACGATATGCTGGTGATTGATGAAGCCACCCGCAACTTTAAGTCCACTAGAACAAACGTATACAAAGCAGCAATAGCTATAAGAAAGTCGAAGCCTATGCGTACTGTTTTAATGACAGGTACCCCCATGGCTAATAGCGTCTTGGATGCATACCCTCTGCTCCACATGATGTACCCCACGTTACCAGTTGCGCGCAACAAGGATGCGTTTCAAAATGCGTTCATGCATAAGCAAGGGCCGTTTAAGTGGGTGCCAAAATTAGGAGCCATAGAGCAGATTCAAACTCTACTACATCCGGCTGTTAGATTCTCTACTCAAGAATGTCTTGATCTACCGGAAGTGGTGTACGTCAACCGGCATGCAGAGTTGACTAAACAACAACGCGAATCGTACAATGAAATGTACGATAAGCTGGTAATAGAGTACGATAACGGCACGGTCAAAGCGAGCACAGCGGCAGTCAAGGCAACAAAACTTTTACAGATTCTAGCCGGTGCAGTGAAGCTATCCGACCAATCGGGCGGTGCTATAACACTACTGCCTGAACCGAGACTAAACGTAGTGCTCGATATCTTGGAAGCTACAAACGGCCAAGTGTTGATCTTCTCGCCATTCGTTGCTACTATACCTCTGCTGCTGCAAGCCCTGCACAGCGCAGGATACGAAGCCAAGTCGGTCTACGGTGCCACAAGCGCCGGAGAGAGAGCGACTATCTTCAATGACTTTCGTAACGGGATGTATAAAGCGCTGGTGTGCCACCCCGATGTCGCTAGCCATGGGTTGACTTTAGTTAATGCAAAAGCTACAGTATGGTACTGCCCTGTCTATAACCAAGAGACATACGCACAGGCCAACAAACGTATGCACCGTAAAGGGCAGACGGAGCGTACGGTAGTGTACAATGTCGGTGCCCATCCACTAGAATGGAGAGTGTATGATGCGTTGAAAAAGAAAGAGGCTGTTCAGCAAGAACTGTTTGACTTATTTCACACTTTTAAAGAGGAACTAAACAATGTATAACTTCCAGCTTTTCAGCGGTATCGAGGTCCCGAAGGTTCATCGTGATACTACCCACCTGACTGGTGGTGGCCGTAAGTCCGCGTATCCATTTGCTCAGGTTGACGAACCCGGCAAGGCGGCTTTCATCCCGCTGGCCGATTCAAAGGGTCTCAAGGCGGTTCAGAGTGCGGCCAATGCCTACTCGAAGCGTACGAAGCATTATCTGTATATTCGAGTCATCGACGAAGAGCTTGCGAGCCGAGACGCTAATGCGGCTCACATTTTCAACCACTTCGGCGCGCCGCAAATCGGAATCTTCTACCGCGATCCGGCAACTGTCAAGCCACGGAAGCCCCGTACACCCAAGGCTGATGTCTGATACGCCTTACGGGGCAGAGAAACTACGGCGCCGCAGCGTAGCTACAACTGCGGCTTTACTTTGCAGGTAGATATGGAAAGACCTGTGAGACTTAGTGGCAAGACGTACAAGCTGCGTTCGCCATACGTTCAAGGGGCAGTTTACGTCACTATAAACAACGACAGTGACGGCAAGCCTATAGAGTTGTTTGCTAATACCAAAAATGCAGATAGTGTAGCTTGGCTTAACGCCGTTACGCGGCTAGCAACAATGGCTCTAAAACTAGGTGCAGACCCTAATCAAGTAGCCGAAGAACTTAGAGCCTCGTTTGACCCGCGCGGTGGTTACATGGGCATGGGCGGTAATATGTCGCTGTCGCTTGTGTCTGAACTCGGTATCGTTATGCGACGCCACATTGGAGAAGACAATGAACGACCTTAGCAATCCTAGTAATGCTGCTATTATGCAGCGTCTTAACGAAATCGAAGCGAACCTTACGTCTCAGCTTAAGGAGCTTTGCGGAAGTCCTGTCGAGAACCAAGTTCCTGAATATCTTTCAGCGGTGCTAGGTGAGGGTGGGCTTTACTCGCCAAGCTATTTGACGCAACTGAACAATCTGGTTAGGGAAAAACATCCTTCTGGTTTTCTTATCCCAGCGCATTCCCATCACATAAACAACTCGCCTATCACTCTGATCGGCGGTATTTACTGGTGGAAGATTTTTGAAGACCGCGATGATATTTCGCTCGATGCTATCGTGGCGTTCAAGGAACTCAAGACCGATACGTGGGGTACAGCCCAACAGTACTACGCTTCCAACACATTCTTGATTCCTGTCGGCGGTACTGCTCCAGCTCCTTTCGCGCTGTACACTGCTATTTGTCCCGGCCAGTACGCGCCGAATACAGAGCCGCCAGTCCAGACTGATGCCGAACTCGAAGCCCAAATCCGTAGGCTGTACGAACGGCACGGGTACCTGTGATCTAGTAGCTAATGTACGGGGCGGAATTCCGCCCCGTACTACACTGACACTCACTTAATAAGGAATCAGAAATGTCAAACAGCGTTAACAGCAGTGGTGGTATCGGGGTACTGGGTTTACTTGGCGTCGTGTTTGTAGTTTTGAAGTTGACAGGTGTCATCGACTGGTCATGGTGGGTGACGCTTCCGTTTTGGGTGGGTTTGCTGTGTTCATTATTCTATTTCTAGTCTTCTATTGCATAGTTGTGTTTACTGCTAGCGGGCCGAACCGATGGAAGCTGTAAGCAAACTGGTTGGAGGGTTAAATGCCACGACGAAAAGCGCCGGTAACTTTACCGGCACGGATAGCTAACTACCTACGTGTCATAAAGCATCGAATCACTAAAGGCGAAATACTACTGCCTATTATTTTGTATATAGATAGTAACGGAACAAAGGTATCCACAATGAACTACAACGGCTGGAAGCCGTTAGTGCAAGTAAGAAGCACTGAAGATATAGACTTTGAAGTACTAGCGTATGACGTGGCTGTTATACGGAACGAAAGTATCCCATCGGCTAGGGAGGCCGTACCCAGTGCAGTGTTTAGTGGTTGACTTTGAAACTTACTACGATGACAGGTACTCGCTCAAATCGTTAGCTACACAAGAGTACGTTCACTCAGATAAGTTTCACATACATGGCGTTGGCGTAGCTCTGATAGATCTATTCAGCAAGTCTGAAATAGAAACATACTACTTCCATAACGCTGATCTTGACGGATTCAAAACCATTCTGCAAACGCTTAAGTCCGAAGGCCGCCTATACGTTATATGCCATAACGCGATATTTGAGGGGAACATACTAGCTAAGTTAGGGTATGTTCCGGACTTAGTTATAGATACCGCTTCTATGTCCCGCGCTCTATTGGGCAATACGCAGCGACGGCATAGCCTTGACGCTGTGGCTACTAGACTACTAGGTTACACAAAAACAGACGGGCTTGCTGCGACGAAGGGATTACAGGTACTACCGCCAGACATTGCGCATAAGCTGGCAGAATATTGCATGCGTGACGTAGAGCTTACGGCTAAGATAGCTAGAAAGCTAGCTCCGTTTTTTCCGACAAAAGAGTTTGTAGTGTGCGATATGGTGTCGCGCATGGCTTACGATAACAGCATCCAGCTTGATGCCGAACGTATACAGAATTACTATAGCACTGTAGTAGAGCGTAAGAAAACCGCGCTTGTACGGGCCGGCATACAAGACGCTAAAGAACTTCGTAGCCGGGGGAAGTTTGCTGAAACGCTACTTAAGTTTGGCGTAGTACCGCCGACTAAGATATCCCCTAGGACAGGCAAAGAGACCTACGCTTTTGCTAAGAACGATAAAGAAATAAAAGCATTGCTGGAGCACCCGAATCCTGACATCCAAGCTCTAGTAGCTGCCAAGCTAGAAGCGTCTTCCACCATCGAAGAAACAAGAGCCGCGCGGTTTGTGAGACTGGCGCAGTTCAGCCAGCTCGGAGTACCCTACCGCTATTCTGGCGCTGTCCAGACCCACAGGATCAGCGGGACCGACAGCCTGAACATGCAGAACCTTCCCCGTGGTGGCGGGCTCAGAGGGGCTATCAGGGCTCCTTCCGGGCATTCGCTGGTTGTGTCTGACTTGTCGCAGATCGAGCTTAGGATCACTCTGGCCATGGCTGGGCACGACGACGCATTGGATATTTTGCGGAGAGGACAGGACTTGTACTGTTGGTTTGCAAGTAAGATGTACGGGAAAGATATAAACGAGAAGGACCATCCGGATGAGCGACAGGTTGCTAAATCAGCGGTCCTCGGCTGTGGTTTCGGTATGGGAGCCGCAAGATTCATGGAGTACGCTAGCTCCATGGGAGTTAAGATTACGCAAAGTGAAGCAGATGCAATCGTCGCAAGTTTTCGTACCACATTTGGCAGGATACCTAAGCTCTGGAAGAATCTTGAAAGACTATTCACTCAAGCAAGCACCGGATCGTACGATTCGATTCCTGTTACATTCGGCTTTTCAGACGGACCAGACAGAAGTTGTTCTGAATCCTACGGTTTCACGTTACCATGTGGTTTACGAGTGCAGTATCCAGAACTCCAAACCGGGCAAACCGGTATGCGGTTTACCACCGCAATGGGAACAGAACATTTGTTCGGCGGTAAGATCACAGAAAATTTAGCGCAAGCCCTTGCGCGCAACGTTCTGTTTGATAAAGCCTATGAGATAGCACTGATTGCGCGTGAAGCAAAACTAAGTATGACGACGCATGACGAACTTGTATACGTCGTTCCGAACTCTGTGCTGGAAGAGACGGCACAGGCTATCGACTCTGTTATGAACAAGTCGGTTGAGTGGTGGCCCAGCATACCGCTGGCGTCGAAGACGAAGTATGGACTCTACTACGGAGATATAAAATGATTAAAGCCAAGCCTAGACCGAAGAATACCCCCAAGCGTGAGCCCAAGCCAACTGTTTCGGAAGCGTTAAACGCGCTTCGCGAATCGATACCGGAGTTTGACCCTAACGACTATGCACAGAAGCCGCTTCTAGAACTTAATGTCAAAGTTCAGGCGTTTGATTGTATTGCAGGCACAAGTCCTAACTCGTACGAAGCGGTTTCGATTCAGACCGAAGGCCGAGTTCTTGCTTTGATTAGGCACACTTTTGGCGATGGGTTATGGCGCTGCGAGAATAGGGTGTACAACACCAAGGAAGCAGCCACCGAACATGAAATGGGGCGCCTTTTAGCTAAAGCATTTGACGACCATTGCATTGTCTGATATGAAGAAGCCGCTCGCTTACTCGTACAGTCTGTTCAACGCATTTGAAACCTGCCCGCGTCAGTGCAACGAAGTTCGTGTCTTAAAGAACTTTGTAGAACCGGAGACAGAGTATTCACGTTGGGGCAACTATGTACACAAATGCATGGAGGACCGTGTAGGTAAGCGGGCGGCGCTTCCTGAGAACGTGCGGCACCTTGAGAGTTTAGCGGCGTATTTAGAATCGTTACCGGGTACTAACTATGTGGAGCTTGCTTTAGGTATCGACGAAGATTTTGCGCCGGTAGACTTTTTTGCAAAGAACGTATGGTTCCGGGGTAAGGTAGACTTACTTCATAAAGAACCGTGTCAGACTATTGGCACAGCCTACGACTATAAAACAGGTAAGCCAGTTAAAGATTCAGTTCAACTAATGGACATGGCTTTGCTCTCATTCATCCACTATCCGGAACTTGAGACTATCAAAGCTGTTTTTGTATTCTTGAAATTCGACGACGTAGCTACGGAAGTGTTTAAAAGAAGCGACATGCCGCATATGATGGACAGTTTAATGCAAAGAACTAAAGCCTTCAAGAAAGCGTTTGACAGCAATACTTGGTACCCAAGACCCAGCGGACTATGCAAGAGGCATTGCGTCGTTACGACTTGCGAGTACAACGGAAGAAGGACACCGCTGTAGCCAAAACAAGGATCAGGTTATGGTATTTAATTTACCGAAAGCCGAATCATCTACGCATCGCTACGACGTTAACGCAAAGGACTTAGGGATAGCCCGTGAGAAATTAGCGATACGTGGGCACGATGTAAGCAAAGTGCTGAAGATTGATAGGATTTTGTCAGAGAGCGAACACGCGCCAGACCATCCGGTGACTAGGGTGCTTTGGGAGTCGCCTACGGGCGAGCGATACTTGACCTTTGTTGATACAGGAGAGTAACGTGAGTGATGTATGTCCGTGTTGCGGCAAGAAAATCGAACTGCACCAAGTAGCCATAGCGTATTTAGCCCGACATCTTAACCCTGTAAACGCTAGGACTAATTGTTGCAACAAGATAGTTCGAGTAGTTCCTAGAATAGTTTTAGACTACTTGGCACAGCCCGATAAAGACACAGATAGTTGGGGACAGTGATGGCTAGTTGGAAGCAGCTTGTGCTATCTAGGATGGCAGCGGAAAGTGAATGCTTAAGCGACATAGTATCTAGCACTCTCAGTGAGGAAGAGTTTAATTTAGATTTTAATGACGGCCCCGGATTGCCGTACGGCACACCGTTCACGATATGGACTACAAACAGAGTGTACTTTCCTGTTACGCACGCTGGTCTAGAATGGGTCGAAAGTGTTGCCCGCAATCCTGACGGGAAACCGACAGAACATAAAGGGTACTGATCGTGAGTGAGAAAGACGTTAAAGATAAAATAAAAAAGCTGTTAGATTCGTTTGCGCCTGACGTTTGGTATTTCATGCCGTATATGTCGGGCATGGGTAGAGCCGGGATTCCAGACATAATCATATGCTGCCGTGGTTTGTTCATTGCAGTTGAAGTTAAAGCAGACCCTAAGAAGAAAACAACAGTGCTCCAAGACCGGGAGCTTGCCGCCATCCGCGCTGCTGATGGCGAAGCCAGCGTGGTCCATTCAGAGAGCATTCAGGAACTGTCCGCTATGCTCCATGCGATTCTAGCGAAGGAGTACCCATGAAATTCAGATTCTATATAATAGACCTGCCTGAAGGCTACGTTAAAGGAACTAACTCTATGAGAATCGCAGAAGAATATAGCGCTATTGAAGACTATTTCGTAGTAGACGCTGAGTTAGGTCAGTGGCTGACAGTTTCTGGAGATTACTGCGATGTAATAGAAGCCTTTGGTTTTTCTGCTGAGGGACGCTAATCATGACAAACGAAGTTTCTACCGACGAATTGATTAGTGCTTTCATTGATCTTCGCGGCATTCGATCCGATCTTAAGAAGAAGTTTGAGGCTGACGATGCGGTGTACCGCGCTCAGATGGAAACTATAGAGACCGAACTACATCGCCGCTTGTTAGCTGAGAACATTAAGAGTTTCGGCGGTACTCGTGGTACTACTTACCTTGAGCTTAAAACTCGGGCTAAGGCCGAAGACTGGGGCCTCGCTCACCAGTTCATGGCCGAGCATGGCAGACTGGACATGCTGCAACGTAGGTTAAGCGACGCTGCTATAAAACAGTTTATTGAAGACACCGGTATGACACCGCCGGGTATTTCGGTGTTCCAAGAGTACGAAGTCGTAGTGAGGGTCAAATGACATACAGCAACAAGGTTGTGCGAAGCAAGAGTATTACAAACGGATTTATTGTTGAAATATGCGGCGATGTGGTGGACGAGAAGGGTGTTGTCCACTATGTTACTAACGAAGTATTCTGCAAAGATATCGAGCAAGTATGTAGTGTTACTACGCAGTTTCTTGATGGAGAAAACCGATGAGCGATATGACTTTGTTTGATCCGGGTAACGCAATCGCGCTGCCTGACTACCTGAATTTTGATGTTAAGCCTATTGCTCGTGAGCTTGTTCCGGCTCAGGGTGCAGACTACATAAGTCTGAAAGGTAGCAGGTTTCGTTGTGTTGTTGGGGGTCAAGAACTTGATCCGTTCGATACGACGTATCTCGATGTCGTTATTATAGGGACTGCGCCTTCGATTAGTCGAGTCTACTACGCTAGTAAGTACGATCCTAACGCCGATGCTGTTGCCCCAACCTGTTACAGCTCCGATGGTAAGAAGCCAGCCGACAACGTAGTCAACAAGCAAGCGACTCAGTGCGACCTGTGTCCGCAGAATGTCAAAGGCTCTTCTCTTAATGGAGACGGAGTAGGTAAGGCTTGCGGCTACTTCCACCGGTTGGCTGTCATGCTTGTTGGCGACCCTGAAGGTCGCATATGGCGTATGGACGTTAAGTCCATGGGGCTGTACGGAGCTTCGTATGCACAGGCTAGGAAGTTCAACCTGAACGACTACGCTCGTGCTGTGTCTCGCACCCAGTTCGAGTTTCAGCAACTGGTAACTCGACTTTCGTTTGACTCAAACGAGTCTGTACCTAAGCTGTTGTTTGAAGCTCGTAGCGTAATCGGGCCGGATACTGCGGAGCTTGTCAAGCGTACTTTGACAAACTACACTGTAGTCGAGGATGCATACAAAGTCGAGTACGGATCAGGCAAAGCGGCGGCTCTCCCTGCGCCCGCTGCGGTGCCCAGTGCCCCGGCCAAAGTTGTAGTAATGCAAACTCCAGCCCCGGTTGCGGCCCCGGTTGCGGCCCCGGTACCGGTCCAGACGCCGCTTCCGCTTGCAGTGCCCGCACAGCCTGCTACTATACCAGTCCAGCCTTCCTCCGGGCCGGCTGCTGGCACGACTGCAAACATCCAAGCTATACTCAGTAAACTCCATAGCGCTAAGCAATCTGGTTAAGTACAGTTCGGCGTACCCTCCCGCGTCGTTTGCCCCCCGACGTGCCGAACATGGGGGCTTTTCTTTGCGACAGGGACGCAAAGCATGGACTTTTTTGAATCTGTATTGCCCACGAAGGGCTTGTATTGCCTTGCAAGTGCTACATACAATAGGCTACTTAAGAACCTGTCTAATGTAAAGCACTATAAGTTCAACACGCTCCAAGAACTTGTAGAAGGCGCTAACGAACTTATACGTACAAACGACGGCTTAGAGCTGTACGTATCACCTAGCTCATACGCTACGTGTAAGACTCCCAACAAAGGGTTTCGCGCGTCGAAGAACTGTGCGTGGGTGAAAAGTCTGTTTATCGACGTAGACATTAGGTCGCTTCCTCAGTATTGCCAGTCAGTAGAAGAAGCTCTAGAAGAGCTTAATAAACTGTGCGCTAGTACTAACTGGCCTAGCCCTTGGGTAATCAACTCGGGTGGGGGTCTGCACTTATATTGGCCTCTTACAGAAGATACTGAGCCAGAAGCATGGCACAGTATGGCTACAAAATTTCTAGACGTTGTAGCTACGTACGCTCCAAAACTGGTTGCGGATTCTGCTCGGACCAAAGACCGCGCCGCTCTATTGCGTTTGCCTGCTTCGTTCAACCACAAGCGGCTTCCCCCTACCCAAGTCCAGATAGTATCAGAAGCTACTGGCACCCTCGATCCTTCGATACTCGACTCCGATCTTGCAAGGCGGCTAGAAGTAGACCGCGAGATACCATGCGGAGAAGTCAAGGATAAAGATAAAATCCACATTGACGATGTAGTTACTTCGTGCAATTGGATGCGCCAGTACGTAGAAAACCAAGAGAACGCATCAGAGCCGGAGTGGTACGCGGCTATGTCTCTTGCGCGGTTTATATACATCGACCACCCGTCAGAGAAAGCTAACACTGCGGGCGTTGCTCTGTCACTTGGGCATCCGGGCTATTCACCGTCTGGAGTTGAGAAGAAGATAGCTCAACTAGAAAAGCAAGCTATAGGGCCTGCTACATGCCATCGGCTTAGCGGTATGTTCCCTGAGCGCTGTAGAGGCTGTCCTTTACGAGGCATGGTCAACAGTCCGATAGCCGGAGCTAGAAAGGTTTCCAAATCGGACCCTTTAGATATAAATGCCCTGTTTGCTTCAAACTCAGGGTATTA